TCATCAAGGATATGTATAAGCTTGCGAAAAAACACATAGTTGTCTTGACTTGTCATGAGAGTACAGATACAATCGAGGGTATGGAAGATGAGATATCTCCTGATGTTCGTCCTTCAGTTTCAAAAGGTGCTCGCACTTATTTGGAAGGCATGGCAAATTATGGTATCCATACAACAAAGATTGTAAAGGAAGTTGTAAAAGGCAATTCGACTAAAGAAGTCGTGAAGTATGCTGCTGACATTGGTCCTAATCCCTACTATTGGACAAAGCTTCAGATTGATCCAAGCATCAAAGTCCCTGCTCGCATTATCAACCCCACTTATGAAAAATTCATGGAAATCATAAGTGTTGAAACAAATTAAGGAGGATACAAAACAATGGCAAAAAAGTACAAAGTTGACTTCACTGGTGTGGAGAGTTACAGAAGATGTCCTGAAGGAGAACATCTTGCAAAGCTCAAGAAGATAGAGCTGGGTACTGTTCAGGGAAGTGGAGACGACTGTTTCAAGGCTGTCTTTGAGGTCATCAAAGGAGATGGTGAGGGCTGTCAGGTATTTGAGACTTTCTCTCTCAATGACAAGGCTCTTTGGAAGCTCAAGTCCTTCCTTGAGGCTGTTGGAGTAAAAGCCAACGGAAAGATCGAGCTTGATCTGAACAAACTGGAAGGAAAGATCTGCATCATTGACGTCATTCGTGATGAATACAATGGTCAGAAGCGTGCCAAGATCGCATCCTATATCAAAGCACCTGATGATTCTGAAGACGACGACGAAGACGATGAAGATGACGATGAGGAAGAGAAGCCTGTAAAGAAGACTGCAAAGGCTCCTGCAAAGGCATCTTCTTCCAAGTCAAAGAGACCTCCTGAAGATGACGATGAGGACGAGGACGATGATGAGGATGAAGACGAAGACGAGGATGAGCCCCCTGTGAAGAAGTCAAAGAAGCCTGAGCCCAAATCTTCGAAGAAGACAACCAATAAGAAGTCAGCCAAGTCCAAGAAAGATGAGGACGAGGATGACGACGAAGATGACTGGGAAGAGGATGATGATTGAATAAATCCTTATCCATTTGGCAATAATCCTTTGCCATTTTAAGCATAGAGGGGGAGAACTTTTCTCCCCCTTTGGAGGAGATGTCTATGCTAAATGACTATGGAATCCCCGGGGATTCTAAAAAACTGAGAAGAAAAGTGTTCTCTGAATTGATGACTCCTGATCCGGTTACAAAATATATGGATGGGGAAGACTATCAGCTCATGAGACCTTATGTAAAAGCAAGAGACCTTGATCTTGAATCTTGTTTGTGGTTAGCTGTTCTTTATGGACTTTCATATTCTTGTACTACAACTATGAGATTCCTTGAAGAATTTCCGGCTATTAGTGATGTAAGACCAAAAGCGATTTCAACCTTTTGGAGAGCCTCAAAAGATACACTATGGTTCAATCCAGACAAGAAGTATCTAAAGAATAATGATCAAGTCATTCCGGCTATACGATCTATCTACAAGCTATCTCATGGAAACATGACAGAGTATCTTGAACCTCTACTTGCTCAGGGTTTTGATACAACATACAAAGAGATTACAAAGAACTGGCGATTCTTTGGTCCACATGGAGCATACCTCTTCTTTGATGCTTTGTATGGTATGCAGCCGGAATACTATTCTGATCCTACACATCTTGACTGGAAAAATTGCGGACAAACTGTAGTTGAAGGAATGGCACATCTTCTTTGTAATGACGAAGCCATTGAGAACAAAGATTATGATCTTGATAGATATAACAAGATGGTTGATACTTTAGCAAGCAGGTTTAGCAAGCCTAAAATTGTGATTGAGTCTAATCTTTGCTTTTTTCGCAAGCTCTTCAAAGGGTCCAGATATCTTGGATACTATGCTGATAGACAATTGGAGGAATGCTTGTCTACAGAAAAGATCCTTGCAAAGTATGGCATTGATATTTGGGATCTGCGAGAAAAGACTGTTCAAGATAGTTTACGAGGAGAATGCCATGGATGGCAGGGTATTCGTAAATCTCGAGGGAAACTCTTCCTGACTACAGGAGTACTTGAATGAGTAGAATTCTTGTGAACATTAGAGGTTGCAACGGTGCAGGAAAATCTACCATTCCTATGTCAATGATGGATGACCCTGAGATGTTTGTTCAAGAACTGAAATACAGCGATGGAAAACGAATGGGAGCCTTTACAGCATTTCCTTCTTATGGTTGGATTGCTTTGGGTACATATTTCAATAAAACTGGGGGACTCGATGGTATTCGAAATATGGAATGCACTATAGCAACACTATATGCGGCTATTAGCATGTATCCGGATTTCAATATCATCATGGAGGGTATCTTGTGCAGCACAGTATTCTCCAGCTATGCAGAGCTCTTCCATAGAGTTGAAAAGCAATTTGGTATTCAGGTCTTAATCATATCTCTGCTTCCGCCACTCGAGGTCTGCTTAGACCGTATCCAAAAGCGGAATGGGGGTAAACCCATCAAAGAGGATCTCGTGGCAGGAAAACGAATCTCTGTTGAGAGAAGTCACGAAAAATTCAAGGGAGAAGGATTCACCTGTATACGAGTTGATTCTTCTAAAGTACCAAAGTCAAGAATGTTACCTGCATTCTTAAAAACTATATCAAAATATGAGGAGTGAGACATTGTACAAAGAAAAAACCACTGGTCTTTGGTGTAGACCGGATACTTTGGATGAGTATGTTATTAAAGAACAACGAACATACAATCCATTGCTCGAGCTCTGCAAAGGTAAATCTGTGATGGATATCGGAGCCAATATAGGTGCTTTTACATTCCAAGCATTAGCGCATGGAGCTATTCAGGTTGTTTCATTTGAGCCTGATAAAGACAACATAGGAATGTTCCAGAAGCAGGGCTTTGATGACCGAGTCAAGCTCATAAAGAGAGCTGTATCAAATTCTACAGGAACTGCACTCTTCTATGTGAATTCAGGAAAGAATAAAGGCATGCATTCTCTCCAAGAGATACAGGGAAGAGAATCCTATGAGGTTAAAACAGTTTCCTTTAAGGATGCCTTAGATCGATATTCCCCTCAGATCCTCAAGATAGATATCGAGGGAGGAGAATATGATTTGAATTTCAAAGATCTTCCCCTCACTGTTGAAGCGATAGCAATTGAGCTTCATCTTCTTCATGGGGATAACAGAAAGATGGCTCCTCGATTGATTAAAAATCTCAAAAAGCAATTTCCAGAAGTCTTGAAAGATCCTGTATTGACAGAAAAGAACTGGACAACACTATTTATTGGTTGGAGGTAAAATATGCTTATTGTTCTTGAAGGAATTGATGGTTGCGGGAAAACTACACTCGCTGAAACTCTTGCTCCAATATTGGATGCAAAGATAATCCATGCTACCAGAGAAACACCCAACAATTGGAACTGGTTCTGTGATATTCTTCAGGATAGCATAAACCAGAATATCATTGCAGACAGATTCTTTTGGGGTCAGTTTGCTTATCAGTCTCCCAGTGAGAGAAATATAACTGAGGATCAACTTCATCGGCTTGAGAAGATGATGCGAGATTATGGCGGAAAGATAATCTATGTACAAGCAAGTTGGCCTACAGTTAGCAAACGCCTTGCTGCTAGAGAGGAACAGCTTTCTTGTTCATATATGCATCTGGTTAATGCATATGCCGAACTCATACACAACTCTTATTGCCCTGTACTCATCTATGACACTGAAGAAATGGAAATGGCTGATACAAGAGTTGGAGAATCTATGGAGGATAAACTCAATGAAGATTGATATCGATTGGCTGACTGAGGCTGTGACCCTTATTTCCAAAGGTGTGGCTGATAGGCTCACGAAAGGAAACATTACTGTATACCGGGTGAAGAACATTATCCGGGTTGATATCAAGGAGGTTTAATATGGCTATCATGTTTGAAGGACGAACTGTCAATGAAGTTTGGGAAAAAGCTTTCACCGAGCTTAATGCTCAAGCTAACTCTGGGTTTGCTGATTCTTCCAGAGATGGAGATGTAGTTGGAGAATTCCTGGATGCTATCTTCGTTGTAGACGATCCTACTCGAAACATCGTCACCAGTCCTATTCGCAAAATGCCTATGCGGTATGCTGTAGGAGAACTGGCTTGGTATCTTTCCGGCTCCAACAAGGTCAAAGATATCTCCCGGTTTGCTCAAAAGTGGGCAGACATTTCTGATGATGGGAAGACCAATAATTCTGCTTATGGTTGGAGAATCTTTGAGAAGTTTGGGTTTGATCAATGGGAATATGTGAAGAATCTTCTCAAAGCAGATCCCAATAGCCGTCAGGCAGTGATACACATCAAGGATGCCAGTAACGCTCCCACCAAAGATGTACCCTGTACAATAGCTCTTCAGTTTTTCATCCGCGATTATGCACTTCATATGACTGTGTATATGCGGTCAAATGATATCTGGATGGGTGTACCCTATGATATGTTCAGCTTCTGTTTTCTTCAGATGAAGATGGCTATGGAGCTTGGGACATCCATAGGAACTTATACGCATGTCGCTGGGTCTTTGCATCTGTACAAAAGAGACTGGGAGAAGACTCTGGCTGTATCTCCGGGAGTTGGTTCTTAATGAGTTGGGATGAACTGATGAAAGATGGTTTAGTCAAGTTTGCCTTGAAGGTGCTTGATGAAAACCGAGATAGGATCTCTTGGGAGCACTTTTGCTATGCACCAAAATCTTTGTATGTCAAATTCCTTGAACAGAAAGGGATAGAGCGTCGAGATATCGGTGAATGCGTTTCTGCTTGGGCAAAAGAAGATTTCAATATAGATCTGCCCATGACAACTTTGAAAGATATCATCATTTTGAGGAGTTTGATCAAAGACAAGTACTCTAATGCATATCCCCATCTTATGCGTGAAGCAACAATAGACCGGCAAGGCTGGAATCGCGTTTGGGTAACAACACATATGGAAAGGGATCTACGAAAATGATAACTAAAGCAAACATGGAAGAGCTTCCCAAGATTGTAGCAATAGATTTTGATGGAACTCTTGTAGAGGATAAATTTCCCGAGATAGGAAAACCGTTTCAGGAAATGTTTAATATCTGCATAACCTTGCAGAAATGTGGGATTAAATTGATTCTCTGGACAAGTCGAGATAATGATACACCTGCTCGGAATCTTGATGCTGCTGTAGAATTCTGTAAATCCATGGGTTTGGAATTTGATGCAGTAAATCAGAACATACCAGAGACTATTGCCATGTTCCATAACGATACTCGCAAAGTGTATGCAGATGTCTACATAGATGACAAATCCATACCTTGTTCCCAGTCTCCTGTATTTTGGGCACAGAAGTTGGGGTTGTCTTGGCTACGTCCTACAGGGTTTGCTTATGGGTCTTGAATCAAATTTCCAATCTAATGCCCTGGAATACCTAAACAGTATTCCAGGGTGCAAGGCAGAGAATGTATCAGGAAATTCCCATCAGTCAGGAAGACCTGATATAACTGGATGCTATGAAGGACGTATGTTCAAGATTGAGCTGAAGTCTCCTGATAACAAATATGAGGCTAGCCAAAAGCAACGACTCGAGCTCAGAAAATGGGGTTCTGTTGGTTGCAGTACAGGGATAATCTACAGTATGGCAACTTTGAAAGAGTTTATGAACACCTTGAAGAGAGCTCCTGGACTTGTTTCAAATGGTGCTATACACGTGACAAATCCTGAATTAAATGGATGTGTTTCCGAATACACAGTTGTAGGATATTAACAAATGAAAGATATTTCTATTGAAATCAGTAAAGAAATGGATTCAGACCTCTATGATGTATTTGTTCAAGGGATTCTCAAAAAGCAGAACTGTACTTTTGCCGAGGTAATCTCTTTTGTAGAGGAGATAGAATGCAGTACAAGGGATTCGAAATGAAAACAAAGCCTTGGGCACATCAGCTCAAGGCTTTGCAATATCTGTATAATAGAGATGCAGGAGCTTTATACACAAAGCCTGGATCTGGAAAGACAAAGATCATGGTTGATTTAATAGTCAACCGAGGATTCAAACGAATTTTGGTTGTTGCTCCCAAGAAGCCTAGCTCAGTATGGCCAGGAGAAATTCAACTCCATTCAAGTATACCGAAGAACAATATCTTCTTTCTATCAGAATTGAGTACAGAGCAAAAGATAGATGAACTTACAGCAGCAATGAATATGAAAACAGAAGATCCTTTGGTGTTCATCTGCAACTATGACTCAGTTTGGAGGAAGCCTTTAGACCGAGTCTGGTTCTATAAGAAGCTTGGTCTTGATTGTGTTATATGCGACGAGAGTCATCGAATAAAATCCCCTGGAAGCAAATGTTCTTGGTTCTTAACAAAGCTTGGTAAACAGGTTTCTCACAGATATCTGATGACAGGGACTCCTCTTGCTGAGAATCCTATGGATGTATATGCACAATATAGGTTTTTAGATCCAACTATATTCGGCACAAATTATGCTAATTTTTGTGCAAGGTACCAGAATCTTGATGTTCAGCTGTCTACAAAAGTTGGTTTTCCTGTTCTCAACAAAAAACAGCCCTATGTGAATTTGGATGAGCTTAAAGAAAAGATGTTCAGTTGTGCTTTCTATATGGAATCCACGGTGAAATTGCCAAAAACAACTCGGATGGTAATCCAAATTCCTATGGATCAGAAGACCCAACAAGTTTACAAAGAACTGTCAAAGGAAGGATCCGTCATAGATGGAGATGGTTTCATGACAGTGAATAATGCTCTTGCTATGGTTATCCGTAAACAGCAAGTGACTAGTGGATATTTGCCCCTTGAGTATGATGATGGAACTAAAGAGCTGAAAAGAATCAGTACCTATAGAAGAACATTCCTGTACAAATTCCTTCAAGAGATGCCTGAAGGGGAGCCGATTGTAGTATTTGCTCGGTTCAGGAAAGATCTGTATTCTATACAAAAGGTTGCTGAACGATTGGGATTCCCCTATTCTGAAGTTTCAGGAAGCAACAATACATTATCAGAGTGGCAGCAAGGAAAAACACAGATCTTAGGTGTACAGTATACATCAGGTTCTGAGGGTATAAATTTGACTAGAGCACATATTTGTATCTTCTATACTTTGGATCACTCTTTGGGGAAATATGAACAGGCTCTCAAACGAATACATAGACCAGGGCAAGAACAACCTTGTTTATACTACCACTTTGTTGCTACAATGGATTCAGGAGAGACTGTGGATCAAAAGATTCTTCGATGTTTGAAAGAAAAGAAAGATTACATCAACCTTGTTATGAAAGGTTCAGAAACAATCTAAAATTTTGTAAAAATTCTTGAATTTCTTGATTTTTCATGAAAATCCTTGGATTTGATAATTAAACTGAAGCATTCTTGACAATAAATCTTGTAATGCTTCAGTTTTTATAACTTCTTTACAAGTTTACAAGACTTTACTTTTGTAGAAATTCGTAGTAGAATATGCTTGTAAGTTAAAAGAAACCCCTCTTAAATCTGAAAGGAGAATACTACAATGAAAAATGATATGATTAAAATGACCTGCATCGATGGCATTAACTTCCTGACTTCCCTGGATTACACTACTGAAAAGATGACTGAGCTGATTGATGAGGCTATTAAGCAGCATCCTGAAAGAAAGCTGTCCTACAAGGTCTTCAAGTCCGGCGAGATGCCTTTTGAAGAGCTGCCTGAGTTGATTCAGGCTCAGGTAAAATCCGTTCTTCGTGCATATCCCCGCTGCACGGTGACTTATGAATACGGCAAGTTCTCCGTCAGTGCCGGTTGCTGTATCAAGAATCACTACAACTTTGACCACTACGTTGCCGGGACTTACTGGGACAGCGATGTCTACACCGAGGAAGAGCGCAAGCAGAACTATATTGAAGAGTTCGGTTGCTAAACATATCGGGGGCGAGCAATCGCCCCCACCCTATAAGGAGGAACTGAAATGAAGTTAGCTGAGATCAGGAACTGGAAAGCCGTTCACTTTGACAACAGAACTATCCTGAGAACTGACCGTAATCTGTACCCTGAAGCACTGTGGTGGGCACTGGTTTCTACTGTAGAAGTGGAACCAATGGATGAACCGGGTCACTACAGAGCATTGTATGTGTAAATACCAAAGGAGGTAACACCGTGAGAGAGTACACCGTCAAGGACAATGATTTTTCTGAATTTGACTCAAAGTCAAATCTGATCTTGGAAAGGATTGATCGCAACAACACCCACTATTATACGGACTGCAGATGCCCCAAATGCGGTGGTACAGGTTACATCTCCTATTACAACCATGTCGATGGTGGTGTGTGTTTCCTCTGTGGCGGCTCTGGAAGATATGGAACCAAGGTAACTGTTCGTACAGTGGAGTATCAAGAGAAGCTTAATGCCCAGAGACTTGAGAGAGCTCGCAAGACCGCAGGGAAACGGAATACTGAATACCTGCACACGATGGGTTTCTCAGAGGATGGAAGAGCTTGGCTTGTCATGGGTAACACATACGAAATCAAGGATCAATTGAAAGCTGCTCATTGTCGTTGGGATCCTTATTTTGGTTGGCATTTTGATCATCATGTAGATGAGTTCCCTTGTGTTGAGGTTTCCATTAGTGACAAGATTCATTGCATTGATGAGAATGGAGATGACTCTGAAAGCACTTTGGGATTGTATGCTGATGATGGAACTCTGTATATGGCTCCTCAAGGAGATATCAGTAGATGGGTTGATTCTCTCAAGCATAAGTGGAAAGTCGACCATGCTCCTAGAACTGAATACTTTGGCAATGTAAGTGATAAAGTTGAGCTGAATCTTGAAGTTGTTCACATTGGTGGATATGAGACTATGTATGGATTCACTACGGTTTATACCTTTGCTGATTCTGATTCTCACCAGTTTGTTTGGAAAACCAGCTCCTCTCTCGGAGGAATTAATACAGGAGATTCTCTTAGACTCAAGGGCACAATAAAAGCTCACTCTGAGTATCAAGGTCTTAAACAGACTGAGCTCACTCGGTGTAAGAGGATATAGATCATAGAATCTCTTCTCGTGCGTTCTCCTCATCGTAAAATTGACGAAAGCATTAAGGGGTGTATAATTACACCCCTTAAAATAGAATTCCTTAGAGAGGATTCTACGACACAGAATCAGATTCTGGGACTATCTCTTTCTTCTCATCATCCCAGACATACATCGGCACTTCAGGAACGGGATTATCTACAGGAACAAATCGATTTGGGCTGACTTGAACAAAGAGTTGTGCCTGTTTCAACAGATATCAACTCCAAGTTCTTTGGATTTTTCCCTGTATTTCTCACAGTATTTGTCCTGAAGCGTTTCAACGAAAGATGGATCATAATCTACAGCTTTGAGATCTATGCAGAGTCTCTCAAGATATTTGAGTTCTGTGTCTACATCCTTTATGAGATCATTGACTTTGTTGAAATCTGCAATCATACCCCAGCTAATGAGATACCCTGCAAATCTCTCATAAAGAGCCTTTGTTTCAGTTTCCCATTGTCTGTAATCAGTCATAGCTGATTGTATGAACTGTTTACGAACTGCAGGAGTAACATCCATTCTGGTATACCGATACCAATCATCTGGTATTGTATCAATGGATTCTATCTCATCCTCAGGAAGAAGAGCATTGTGATGGTTAAGATAATAACTCTTTATTGCTCGGTGTTCCATGGACTCCGCAAGATACTGGTATTCATGAAGACATTTGAAGCCCCTCAGCCCAAGAAAGTCAAAGTAATCTGCCATTTGATCATGAAACATCAAAGCAGTGACTTGTCTTGCATTGATCATGGAGTACACTTCTTTGCAGTTTTTAGGGGTTTGTTCAGCAAGTTTTGTCGTGATCATTTCTTTCCCTCCAGCATAGCAATGATTTTAGAAAGTTTCTCATCTTGATCCTTTAAGTGATTATGCACATCAAGTACAGCTGACTTAACAATATCCTGAATTTGATTTTGATCTACATTCTCAGAATAGTTTGCCACTCCGATTATGAAAGATATAACTGTTAGGATGTCAAGAAGAGAGAACTGTTGTTCTGAATCATTCATGCCAACTTGAGTACACCAACACAGCTATGGGTCACACTGCCAGCTACACCGCTGATTGCCAGTGTTATAAGAGGACGATTCACACAGCAGGCAGTTATCTCGAGATCTGTTTCTATGTGTCTGGTATAGGTATCCCCTGCGACCACTGTCTCAGAAGCAATAGCACAAGGAAGAGCAACCCCATCTTTATAGAATTGCAGAACTGCTATCCCAGCTGCCGAAGGAATGAATGTCACATCTGCAGAAATATGATACAGACCGGATTTAAGGACTCGAACACTTGCTGAGTTGAGTCTGAGAGAGCAACCACTTTCAACAACAGGAGTACCCTCTATCACCAGAGGAGTGACTGCTGCAGTGAATGCTTGAGCATTGTTGTTATAACTGCGAATGCAAGACTTGGAATATTGGTTAGACATCTGAATTCTCCTTTCATTACAAAGGGAGGGCAATTGCCCTCCCCCACTTGAGTTATTGGGCATAACTATATGCCAAAATGTTCTGACCTAATCAGCCGCAATTACCACAGCCGCAGCCATAGCCATTTCCGCAACCATTTGCAACATAGGGGCTGCAAGTGATATAGGCGGGACGAGCGACAGGCTGGAGCTGATTTACCAGATACTGATTCTGCAGAAACTGGCTGTTTTCAAACTTTGCATCTTGAAGTTTATCGCGCAGTTCCTGAATGGTGTTCTGGGTCAGCATAGCTCTGGTTGCATCACCATCAGCTTTAATAGCATTGACAATGTCGCAGGTGTTCTTGTAGTTCTCCGCTTTGACCGAGTCAATGTTGCGGTTGGTCTCGCAGCAGCACTGCTGAGAGGCGAACCTGCTCTCTTGGATCTGATTGCCCACACCATTAAAGCCCTGAAGCATAGTGGCGTTCTGTGCATAGAAGCCGTCGCACAGACCATTCTGGATGCCAAGAACAGATCTCTGCAGGTTGTTGAAGTTGAACTCCTGGCACATATCAGACCGAGTCAGAGCACCTTGAGTAGCAGCACCATTGCCGAAGCCAAAGCCGCCACCGCCCCAAGCAAGCAGGAAGAACAGGAAGAACACCCAAATCCAGGTGCCATTCGCGCCCCCAAACATGCCATCATTTCCTCTGTCCTGAAGAGCAAGAGCATCAGCCACAGACAGACCACTTCCGGATTCCATTCCCATGATTATTTCCTCCTTATATAAGATTTATCTCAACCCAGTGGAAACTGGGATTGAAACTGAGACCAAGCTTGGTTCATATCCAAGCCTTTCTGTCTACAAATGTTTTGACAAGCTTGTTGAATTTCCGGTACAGACTTGCCTTGACTCATTTGTTGAGCTTGACGAAACAAAGGATTTGCTCCAAACTGTTTCATCATAAACTGCATAGGATTCATCATTGCACCCATCATCTGAAATGGATTCATTATTTTGCAGCTCCTTTCGCAGTATTCTTTTGTTCAAGTCTTGCTATTCTGTCAGACATACTTGAAAGAGCTTCTTCCAAAGTTTCTTGTTTTACATAGCCTGAAAGATCAATGGCTGGACTTGGAACAACTTCTGGAGTAGATGATGTAGGATCTTCTTGAACATAACGGTTGAATATGATATTCCCGTCCAGCCCAAGCTGTTTTGTATAGATCTTCTTGTGAGTCTTGTCAACAAATACGTTTATAGACCCATCAAAGTCTATCATAGCAGCATTGGCTTCCTGTTCGTTAGCAACTGGTCTACCCTTGATCATAGGTGTGGACATGTTTTGAGAGTTGAAATTTGGCTGGTTGAACTGCATTCCGAGATTTGGATTGTAGGGCGGATATTGAGCTTCCATCATCTGAAGGCGTTGCTGAGCATTCTGCATTGAAGGGTTGTAATATGGTTGTTGATACATAGGTGTTCCTCCTCTATAGAATTCTTCCTATGATGATATCATACTATTAAAAGAGCACCTATAAGTATCGAGAAAGGAGCCAGAAAGTATAGAAAAAGTACCTGCATCAATTGATGCAGGTACTGAATTAGAACATATGATTGAGCTTTTCAAGGGCTTTTGCATGTCGTTTCTTGATTGTACTTTCAGAATAGCCAAGGAGATCAGCCACATACTGAAAGTCTTTGTCATCAAGATAATGCAGGGAAAGGATTTGCTTGTCTTCATTGGATAGGGTTGAACGATTCAGGAGATCATTGAAAGTCAAGATATCAGGGATTTGTTGGAGTTGCTTTCTCGTCTGTATATGCTTCTCATGTCTATTCACTTCTTCATATACTTCCCGCATGTTGGGCATCGTTTAGTGCCCTTTCCCGTCCGTCTTGTTCTTCGTTTAGTGACTGTTCTCCTCGTTACTGTTATTGTTTGCGTTGCCATAATCATCTACCTCCGGAGTGTCTTGATTGTACGTTGCATTCTCTCCTGATTGATAAACATTATTGCTGCCTGGTTCATTTGCACTTTGATGAACAGAAGTAGTGTATGTGTCTTCAGTCACTTCATAGTCCCATTGGGATTCATACCATAGAAAACCTCCAACAATTGCGAGATTGATGAAGAGACTCACAATGAGAGCGATCCACAGTCTTCTGTTTTCTTTTGCTCGATCTTGAAGAAGTTTCATGGTAACTCTATTGAGTGCAATGCTTTGATCCAGAGCTCCAACTTCTTGCTTTATATCGTTCAGATCTTTATCAACCACTGCTGTATTATCTCCTGTCATTTAGGTTTTGCAATATTTGCTTGAGCAGAGAACTGATGTTTTCAAAATTAGTCAACCGCGCTTCTGTATTGTTTAACTGAATCTTGAAATCCTCCATCTCTTCTTTCAGTATAGTGATTTTTTCACCATGGGATCTAACTAGAAGAGCCATGGAATTCTGGGTTGCATTGCTGTTCTTGATGTCTGTTTTAATGTCTTCAATTCCTTTAAGGGCTTGCTCCAGCTTTTGCTGGAGCACCCCATCATTTTTAGCTCTTGACTTAATTCCCACAATGAATCCAGCTATACCAATGGCGCAGCCAATCAAGCTTACAATATAAACTACAGTCGGCTGGTCCATAGTCACTGTTTGTTGGGTTCAGTATACTTCATTGCTCTATCGCTGTCGCTCAGTCCAGCTGTAGTGGGATCCTGAATCAGACCGAGGAAACCAAGGATCTGAAGAATTGCTGCAATCAGATCAGCAACAGTTTCCTGAGGAACGGGAACAGTGACCCCAAACATATTGAGAAACTGATACACAGTGGACAGGATAAAAGCACAAAATGCAGTCACCCAAGCCTTGTTCTTAAAGCGGACTTTCCAGTTAATGTTCATTCTGATATACCCTCCTTAATTTTGTGTGTAGATTTTTGCTTTGTAAATTACTGATTATTTGTTCATGGGAATCACCCCCTTCGCGCAAGCAGCAGATCAGCCCACGTCATGCCGCCGACTTCACCGTCCGCGTCAAGGTCGTGAGCGGTCTGATATGCCTTGACCGCCGCGACGGTTGCCTCGTCCATCATGCCGCTAACGCTGGCTTGATAGCCATAGGCGTAGAGCAATCTCTGCACGGTGATGACGGTATCGTCCGTCATGCCTGGCTTGAGCAGTGGCAGGGCGATATTGTACCAGTATGACGGCACATACTCGCTGCTGTCGTCTTCATTCGCCGTGCCATCACCGACGTACCGCAGCGCGCAATCCCATGGATAGTTGTAGTATGTGCGCTCGTATATCTCACGTCCGGTCTGGTCACCAGTCTGCCCTCCGGTCGTAGTGCCATATTCGTTAATGCTCGCCTGCACTATCTGCCCGCCACCGATATACAGGGCGGTGTGGTGGACATGATTCAGCAGCACATCCCCGCGCTCAAGCCCCGCGCCTGTCGCAAGGTCAACGCTGCCGGTCACGTCCTTGAAGCCGCACCTCAACATATCCCCACGCATATTTCCTGTATACGTGCAGCTGAGGGGCACTCCCGCTCTCTTGAAGCAATCTATTACAAGGCTGCTGCAATCATAATCAGGTCCCCAGCGTTGCGACTGATCGTAGCCGTGGCTGTCGTCCGCCGCTATCTCCAGCGCGCGGGTCACTGCATTGTCAATTATGCTCATTCAGTTACCTCCGTCCATCCGTATACACCTGGCTCCCATACGTTGCCATCAATGTCAGATATCCATATTTTTCCGTTGTGTTTAACCTTGTCTCCCTTGGCATAGGGATTTGTGCTGCTCGGCTGCTCCCAATCGGGTATCACTCCTGGTGTGGGTATCAATACCTTTGCCCAAAGACTCGGAGAATCGGCGGGTTTCCACGTCGGCTGCGACGTATGCGCCGTGATGCAGCGGTACAGTACGCCGTCATCCGTGCGCCTGTCCCCGGCAGCGTATTTCACACCGTCTCCGTCCCACGGCCAGTATATCGCCGGTACGGTTACGGCCTGTTCATCTGTCAGCATTGCACCGGCACTATCGATGTCGTTGCGGAGCTTCTGCGCGTTTTTGAGATAGCTCATTCCGTCGCCTCCTCATTCGTCACGCCCAACAAATCAAGTGCGGCTTTCATATCCTCTTTTTCAAGATCGGTTCCGCCTTTTTTAATTTCCTCAATCTTATCGAGCACGCGCTGTTTGCGTTCTTCAATAGTCACATACCCACCTCCAAAGCAGATTCAACCATTGTCAGTATCTCATCTTGACCTTGTTCATAAGCTCCTTGTATAGTTTGAAGATAGTTATGATCTTTCCAAGGAACTACAATCAAACCTTTAAGAAATATACCGTTGGGCAAAATCCATTTCTCTCCTGCCGGAATAAGCCGATAGCCTTTTATAAACTCAGGGCATTTGCCGTCAAAGAACGGCTCTTCATATTCGAGCAGATCACCAGAGTTTGTAGGATAACACTTGAATCCGTCATTTGTATCGATGTAGATTTTCATGTTACCCCTCCTTATTCAAGCCAAATCTTATCCGTGACGATAGTTTGAAGGTCGTTCTGGCCGTATACACGGATACCGAGAACGGCGGATGTGATCCCAGTCAGTGGCATCCTGAATACACCTGTTTCGCCAGTAGTGACCGGAATTTCAAGTCGTGTAATCGTATTGTCCTCAGTGAAATCATACTGATCTGCCGCATAAAGCCACGCTTTATTGCCTGTTTGCTTACCAGTATTTGTTATGATATTTGCGCAGAAATACTCGAACTCACCCTTTGTCACTTTCTTCTTGGTGTAAAAATTGCCACCGTATGACCAATTGTCACTGCCCTCACCGAAATATGTCCTGTTGCCAGTTATGGTAACAGTGCTGTCCCCCACTGTGACATAGGAGGCATAAGAAGTGTTATTCGTTCCAAAACCGCCTGTTAAAGATGTGTTCTGATCAGAACCTGCTTCCCAAAGTATCGTTTCGAAAATCAGCGTCACAACTTCGACCTGTCCCTCAGCGGTGATGCTCACAGCCTTGCTCTTGCTCTTGTTGCCACTGACTGCCTTTACCGTCCACGTTCCGGCAGAGGGGATAATAAACATCGCCTTGCCACTCGTGTCCCTGGTCGTCAGCGTCTTGCTACCGTTAGAACATGTGCAAATTGAACCAGCTGGATATGTAACGCCTATGACGGCAAAGACCTTGTTACCGCTACCACCCCTGCGCGTTATAAAAGCTTCACCCACTACTTTCTCACCACCTTAATTTGAATGGCGATATCAACAGTCGGCTTTTCTGCCGCGTAGACCGTGAGTTTATTTTCAGCCGTGGCCATCCGGTAAATGTTCGCAAATGCTTCAATTTCGGTTTCTGCGGTCTCGAAGGTGCTTGACGCGATCATATCAACGAAAGGATTGTCATCAGCGGTCAGGCCGGTTACAGTGACCTCGTTTGTGTATGGCGCTGCGTCGCCCGTCCATCCCGCGGCGGTTATCGTTGCGGTAAAAGTCTGTGACACTGCGCCGTCTGCGATTTTTCGTGCTGTGACAGATCCATCGACAAGGTTTTCTGTTCCTATACTCCCTGCTGTAACACCAGCACTTGCATTGGTAATACCTTTACCAACACCACCATTAACAATAACTGTCACAGACAATATGTTAATGCCTTTTGTAGGAATTTCTTTCGCAAAAACTTCCACAAAGCCTGCTACAGCAAAAGAAACAGGAGCAAAATTTCCACCAAATGCTTGCTCAGACTCAAAAACAACTATAGGAAAACATTCAGCTGTAGAATCTGCTAAAGCAATTTGAGCTTTATAACTGTATCCAGCAAGCACAGCTGTATCTTGTACCCAAGCAGATGTGGGGACAGTTACATTTTGGATGCTTCGAGAAGAAATGTCTTGTGAACGAATATATCCATAATCCACCCAGCTTTCACTTAAGCCATCAAATACATACAACTTGTAAGGAACAACTGTACCTACACTATAAGCATTACCTGCTTTTTGTTCTCCATTCGCTTGCAGAGCTTCAATAGTGTCATAATGACCGAGAATCTTGAGTAATGAACCAAAAGCAACTGCACCTATATTATTACGTGCTTGAGCTTTTTGTGTTTCAGACAAATCTTGCTCTTTATCATATCGAATATTGTTCAACCAAGCAGCATCCATCTCATTAGCGAAAAGTGTGCTTTGAAAATATTCTGTTGCCATCTATAATCCTCCTTTCTCAATAATAGATTATAAGACAACCTTCATAACCGTCAGTTCCTGCACTTCCTTTTCCACCTTTTCCAGGAATATTGGACTCTTCATGTGACCATGTAGAGATCAACACAGTGTAGACATCGTTCCACCAATAGTGGTTAGACGCACCACCGCCACCACCGCCGCCGGAACCACCATTTCCGCCTGAGCCATAAAGTTCGACAGTTGGCTGCGTCTCTGTAGCGTCTGCACCCGCGCCGCCTGTAGGCCATTCAAAGTCCTCGTTTCCGCCTGTGAGGTCTGTTGCATCGTAGCCATTTGCTCCAGCTGCAGCGCCACCACCGCCATTTCCGCCAAAACGCCATGTCATATTTTCGTGATACTTGGTAGAATAGTTATGCGCTCTAACAGCTTGCATTTTTCCGCATTTGCCACCTTTATATGTAGCGCCATTATACTCAAGATCGCCACCATTTGTAGCTTTTTGCGGTGTAGCACCAACAGCAGGATTACATCCGCCATTGCCACCATCTGCACCACTCACACCGTCATTTCCAGGCAATGCATAAACAGCACCTGAAAATATCTCGGTCCAACCTGTCTTGGATGTGCTGCCATCGTTAGAAGAATATATGCTATCGCCTGCATAGAGCACAGCATTGCCGCCAATATTCTTATACCGAATAAAAGCAAGATTGGAACAGTCAATAGTTACAGAAAAGACTTTGCCACCTGCTCCGCCTTTGCCACCTGCTCCGCCTTTGCCACCTGCTCCACCGTTGTTATCATCACCGTAACCTCCGTCTTCGCCATCATTTCCTGCAGCACCATTTGAGCCTGTACCGATTAATACGCAACGAATGCGTGGATTATCTCTCTTAAAAACACTGCTTGGAATAGTCCACTGCTGCTCGGTATCTTTTAGACTTAAAATTGTCATAGCAGAGAAAGATGTACCAGAAGCCGAAGGCATATAACCGGCAATAAACTCGCATTGTGACTGCTTGAAAGAGGAAACTGTTGTTAGCATATGAGTTAAAAATCCTGAAACAGGCTCTCTGAAAGGATTCTCAATTCGATAACGTTTGCCAACAACCTCTTCCTCTTGTATTATGGATTCAGAAACAACCGTGGCATTAAAATAATACTCACTCAATCTCAAGAGACAGTTGTCACTGTTAGCCATGGTGATGAGAGTGGCATTGTCCACAACCACAATCTTTTCAGTGGTGGCATCAGGATTGTCTTTTGTTATAAGCTTTTTATTATGAACATACGGTTTTCCTTTAAGTATTCCTGCACCATTCACAACTGCATAATTGGTTCCTTTTGAAGTTATTACCAAGGTGTTACCAGTTTCCGTGGTGAGAGAATCAGCATAGATTGGATGATCAAATACAACAATAGTTGAATTAACATCCTCACCTTGTGTATCAAACAGTACCTCATATTCGACGCTTGAAAGATAGTGATAACTATGCTCAATGATCTCTATTCTTGAAGCAGGTTCACCATATTCAACAGTGCCATCTGTAAGTATCCTTTCTTCAGGAATATCTGCAAAATCAAGGGCATTTACAAACGTGAATAGCATTGCTTTTGAATCAGATTTTGTAATCGTGACTCCATAAGCCATCAGCAGTTGATGAAGATTACTTCTTTTTGTACTGTAAGGCAACCATCCATATACTGGAATTTCAGCAACGTCAGGATCGACCGCATACTCATAACCATTTCCAATGATTTCTTCTAAAACAGCATCAAAATGTTTTCCAACATAAACGCCACCTTGATGTCGCTGTTTGCCCATCATGCCAATTGCACTCACGCAATCTATCTTGAATCCAAACTTGCTCTCTCTGCTTACAGAATCACAATAGTAAAGCCCTGACAGCTTATCATTGGTGTAGAATCTCACTGGTGTACCATAAGGGATATTGCGAATGTCATAGTTGTACTTGCTACAGAGTATTTTCCCCTCTTTCGTCAATATCCCCTTGTACTTGTCTGTATCTTTGGGAAGAATTATATATTGAATCCACAAAGCATACTTGACAATTGAAACAAACTGATCTATGAAGAGTTCCTCGCCTACAGCAGATGTACCAGTTTCTTCGGTTACATTCAAGATTTCCTCATTGGTGAATGTGAGCAGAGGAGAATCAGGATCTCCAATCACAACCTTGTTAGGAATAGCAAACATAATCAGACCTCCGTCATGGATAGGGTATTCTCGTTATAGTATGCCACCCCAGAGTTGGAAATAAACATTTGAGTATGAGTTATCTCATCCCGAATGAATTCTGCCGTTCGGTACTCCCCATAGTTCGGTGAAAAGTAGTACAGTTTGACATAAGGAGCATATTTTGAAGTTCTCAAACATTTCATAAGAGCAGAAAGTTCTTCTTCAGACAGTGGATCAAGAGGAAAATCAACTTTGTCTTTGTAGGCAATCAAATCTTCCCAGGTCTTTCCAGAAAGAGCAGTACCGCCATTGGAACCAAGCACTTTAGTTTCAGTAACACTGTAACTCTTTTCTTCAAAGATGTCTGAAAAATCAATGTCATTGATTTTGATGATCTTTCCCATAATACACTCCTTATGTCTTGATCAGTTTAGGACCATGATTATTATCGACAATCAAATTGTACTTATACTGATTACGTGCCAGAGTCATTCCATCTATCTTATTGGTTACATCCAGCACTATTGGCACTGTGAAAGAACCACTGGGAGAACTATTCCTGTTTTTGTTTTGTTCCTTCGACAAAATTGCCTCGCCCTCATGGACTTTTACATACCGATCTGAGGGTATGTAATCTATGCCTGTAGCATAAGAACCAGAAGAATGGGTATGCGAACTCACACTTCCCAAAGCACCACTTAAAGCGTTAGCAATCCAGGATACTTTTTCAGAGACCCAGCTGGCTATGCTTTCCCAAACAGATACCAACCCATCCCAAAAAGAAGAGAATATTGAAGCTCCTGCATCATAGAGGTTTTGACCGAAATTCGTTACTGTGTCCACAACAGAATTCCAGGATTCGGATATCCATGTAACAATTTGTTCCCAGATGGATTTTGCACCATCCCAAAACTGATTCCAAGCATTGACAGCGCTATTGTAAAGATTAACAGCCCATTCAGCAATTGCAGTTATGATCTCTTGAATCTTTTCTGAGACTGTTGTCTTTATATTGTTCCAAATATCAGCTATTGTTTGTGGTAAATTTTTGAAGAATTGTACCACATCTTTGACTGCTTGTACAACCCAATCAGCTGCTGCTTTAGCGGCATTTTTGATTGCTTCCCAAAGGTTTATCCAGAAATTCCTGAAGTCTTCAGATGTATTCCAAAGGTATATGAAAGCCGCCACCAGAAGAGCTATGATAGTTATGATCAAACCAATAGGACTTGTGACTCCAGTAAAGATACCAATGAGCTTCTTTATAGCACCAGCAACTTTTCCAATGACAACTAGAACGGGACCAAATATGGCAACAAATTCTGCTATTTTGACTATTGTATTTTTTAAGCTATCCGGCATGTTATCTAGCCATTCTATTAAACGCTTTATAAAGTCAATAGTATCTTCAATAACAGGCAACAATAGATCGCCAAAAGATTTGGCAAGATTCTTCACATTATTCCAGAGGATTTGTATCTTAGATGCAAGTGTCTCATATCGAGTTTCTGATTCTTGTGTTAAAGCATCATTCTCCTCCCAAGCTCCATTTGCTGTCTCCAAAGCATCTGTAAGCAAATCGCCTGATTGAGACAAACTCTTAAGCATATCTGATTGACGAATACCAGAAAGACCAAGATCATCAAGAGCTAGCACAGCGGATCCACCTTGCTCTTCCAGCTTTCCCAAACCTTGTATAAAGGCTTGGATTGCTGTAATAGGATCATTTTCCCATGCTGCAGCAAACTCTTCTGAGGTCATTCCAGCCACATCAGCAAACCCTTGAAGTTTTTCTCCACCATTTGCTACAGCTTTCTCAATAGCATTGAATGTTTGAGTCATAGCTGTGCCACCAGCTTCAGCATTTATACCAACAGAAGACATTGCAGTAGCAAGTGCAAGAATTTGTGGCTCAGTCAGTCCAGCTAGCTTACCACCAGCGGCAAGTCTATTTGCCATTTCAGTAATTTCGGATTCGGTTGTTGCAAAATTGTTGCCTAGGTCAACAATAGTGGAGCCAAATCTTCCAACATCCTCGGTAGAAGTGCCCATGATATTCATGATTCGTGCAATAGCAGTAGCAGCTTCTTCAGAGCTCAAGTTCGTGCTATCACCCAAACGAATCATTGTTTCAGTGAAACTCAGAAGATTGTCACGTCCTCGAATACCGAGTTGTCCTGCAATTTCCATAACACTTGCTATGTCTGCAGCGGATTGCGGCATTCTGTTACTCATCTCTATAATACTCTTTTCAAGCTCAGAGTATTCTTCTTCAGTTGCATCAACTGTTTTACGGACACCTGCGAAAGCAGATTCAAAATCAATAGCAGACTTGGCTGCTGCTGTTCCTAAACCAACAAGAGGAAGAGTAACGCTTTTGGTAAGATTGCTTCCCAGAGTAATCAATCCTGATGAAAGACCTGCAAATCTTTTATCCCAAGATTTGGACTTATTTGTGAATGTTTGCAGCTGTGTTTCTGCTCTCTTAAATCCTGATTCAAAACCAGAAGTGTCAAGCATAAGATAACCAACTGCTGTACCCAAATTAAAACTCATATGTTACCCTCCTCTCACTGATACTTTGCATACAGATCTGATGGCTTTGAATACCGAACAACAAACTTTGGTTCTTCCTTGTTATCGAGTTTGCGAATAATAAATGCACAAGCCTCATCCAAACAGAATGCTGTATACGGATCTGTTACTCCAAGTAAATTACTTGGTCTTTCTGTGTATATTTTTGACATCGCGCACAGCTCCACTATTCTTGGGCTGTTCACGAAAGGGTTTGAGAGCTTGCACTCCTGCCTGTGAGTATTCAAAGATGAACATGTACTGATCATCAGTTAGGGTGATTCCAGATTCTTGTATCTCTGCATAAGTCGGCTCGAGAAAACAAGCTTCACAAATTGCATCAAATACCGAGAATACATCACCAAGGACTTTGGGATTTTCCTCAGAATCCGGTTTTCCCTCAAGAAAAAGTTCATTTGCCGTCTTCAGCAGCTCATTAGGAATCTTTCCAGCTCTTACAAGGCTGAGCATAGAAGGACGGCAAAGCCTTGCTACAAAAGGTTGCCCCTCTGCAAAAGGAGGCAGTTCCACAATCTGACCGCGAGTATACTCACTCAGCTGAGCCAGAGTTGTGGGTCTCAAGTTGATCTGATCCATTGGTCAACCTCCTTAAGACACCACAGGAAGCTCATCCGGATCGATGTAGTCAATCGTATAAGGAGCTTCTCCCGTGTTAGGCGCAGAGTAGATTGTATATTCAGGAGCTCTGAATACATTGTCTTCCGAACTGAGAGCAACCGGAGTGCCCTGGCAGTTAGGATAGGTGATTCTTTCATAGCCAGTGATGATACCAGCAGCATTGTAGATGGCGCTGTACGCCTTTACAATGCATATTTTTCCCTTCTCAGTAGAACCAGCCACAGGCGGAGTGTACTGAGCAATGCCAAAAGTAGTCTCCGAATCAGACATCGCTGTCTTCTCGGCAGAAGTCCACCACTTAATTGTACCACCCTGAAGAAGTTTAACAACTTCAGGAATGAACACGTTATCGGTCAGAACAAGGGTGTGACCAGTGATTGTAACAGTCTCAGGCTTTTGAGCTATCAGTCTGCCTTTGACAACCAGTTTGGTAGCATCTTGAGTTTCACTTTGAACGTTAACACCAAGTTTGTTAGCCGTATCAAAAATGTAAACTGTAGTGCTTTGCCCGCTTGCAACTTTCTCTTCTATTGTTACAAGAGAAACATCTATGGTGGGTATCTCATTACCCTTCTTTACAGTGTTACTCGGCATAGTTTACCTCCAATCATTGAAATCTACGATAGTTGAGATAACGAGCGCTCTTCATTCGAGCTTTGATATCGTCATCAATGTACTCTGCTGTTTCGCTGTGTACAGGCTTGATCATTGGTACAAGACCTCTCATGGCTTCTTTGACCTCTTCAAAAAAGCTGTCTACTCGAGTCACTCTATCTATGGGTACATAGCAAAGAATATCATAATACGTTGTTGTACTTGAGTATGTGTTGAATTGAAGAGTTTCATCTTCTTTTACAACAACATACTCAGAAATACAATCTCCTTCATGTTGACCGGAGAAAAATACATTGAATCCTGCTTTCTTGAGATGCTCATAGATATCTTGTCTTCTTGATGCTCCCATATGTTACCTCAATCGATCTATAAGGTTCTCCCAGCCAGGCATGATTTCAAACGTACCCACATATTCTATGGTCTTGTCAATTATAGCAAATCGCTTCTCATGAGCAAGCTCAAGCCAAATACCATAATCAACACCGTGTGCAAGGGATAGTTTGAATCCTTCCCCAGGGAGTTCTTGGAAATCACCGTGAAGACGTTGCTTTGCATGTCCTGTACGGTCTGTCCAAGGTCTGTTCAATTTTGCGTTGCTTACAAGTTTTCCTACACTTGTTTTAGCATAGGCATACATAGCATTTTGAGTTCGTATTTCAAAATCTGCCATACGCTCAAGCATCTTCGATGGATCTAATGTGAATGAATTAGCCATGAATCAGTTCCTCAAGAGATATGTCTGCTATGATGTTGGCTTCTCCAATATTCTTGATTCCTCCAATGATATAAACGGAACCATTGAACTCCAACTTGTCTGTGGTGCGAAGCTTTTCTGCATCTTCCCACTGACAGAGAATCATTGGAGAAGCCTTTGATTGTGTGATAGATCCATCTGCAGCTGTTTTCTGCTGATAGCTAACGGTTTCATGATACACCCCAATCAGCTTAATTTGAGAATCAGTCTCATCTGTAGGCTCATTGAAACCATTAACTTTATACCGATCAAAGACAAACTCCTGTCCCTGGACTTTGAGAAGTCTTTTGACTTTGTTGAGTTGGAATCTCAAAGCTTCCATATCTCAATCTCCTACCAATAAGCCAGAATTATGTGGTCGGTATTTTGCTGCAAGTCTGCGGAAATATTTGGAACTATCTGCTGCGCTCAAACCGGAAATGGAGAGAGTTGTGTTTTCGGCTTTTATGAGCAGACACTGATAAGCTGTCAAATCATAGTTGCCTTTGTTCTCTCTCAAGTAGAAGTTGAGCTCTTCATCAGAAAAGAACGGGATGGCGTCCTCTCGCAATACAATCTTCAGATCTTCCAGGCTGCTCATATAAACCTCCTCAGTCACTCAAATGATTCCTAATCAGTATGCGGAGCTCTTTCTTGGATCTCACGCCGTCATGATCTATCTCAAGTTGATCAGCGTAGTCACAGAGCTGTTCAAAGCTCAGTTCGCTGAGAGGAATTTCAGAATAATCTATATCCTCTTCCTCGTCTTCAGCCTCAGAGTCCTCGTTCTCCGTGTTCTCCTCATCCTCGAAAGCATCCTCCGATTCCGGCTGGGTATTTATACCCCCGAGACGAGGAGTGTCCTCCTCGTGCTCGAGAATGATGAATCCTTCCGGCTCATAGAAGGTCTTAAATGCCCCTCTGGTAACTGTGAGCTCCATGGATCCATTAGTTATGCGAACCATTGGATCACCCCCTATCAGGATGCTTGAACATCAAGGATGTATATTTGATCAGCAGTCTCGAAAGAGGGGAGAGAGATCATGGTAACTTTGGTCTCAACATTGACAGGATCAGCCTTCTCAATGGTGGTCACTGCCACGCCGACATCGGTCAGGGACACATTTGCAACCTTGCCGCCCATGAGATCAGATTCCTCAGGAGTAGTACCGAACCAAGTGGTACCAAGAGGACCTTCAGGGAACAGGACTACAGTCTCATCGGGAACGAATTGAGCTGCATCACCGTTGTCATTCTTGTATCTCTTGCTGTAGACGATCAGTTCAAGACCCAGCTCATCCATAAGGTACTGAGACAGGCGAGCATCAGACAGAGCGCTGACTTCACCGTTGGAAAGAACGAAGATGGACTTGATGATCTTCTGGTTGATTCTGAGATAGCCCCAAGTCTTGCGAGAGCAAATGCCACGAGTGGGACGTACACCAGTGTCATCCTCAACCTTGTCCATAGCCTTGCGCAGATCCTCAATAGGATCCGAAGCAGTATTGGACCAAGACGTAGTGACTTCGGACTTGTGCGCGGAAGGAACACCATAGTCATAGCTGTATGCCTGACCATTGGCAGTGATGGATATAGCACCCGTGGTGAGCGCCATCATACGCATCTGCTCACGACGAGCAGCAGCACCTTCAAGCAGGTGAGTCTCATCGTCAAAGACTCTGTTCACAACGGCGTCAATGTACGCCTGATTGCCAGTTTCGAGAACCATGTTCAGTTCCTGGCGAAGCTCTTCATCGATGTACAGAGCTTCCTTGAAGAACGGCATATTCGTAGTCAGCTTGTCAAAACCGATACGAGCACGGGGAATTGCACCCACATCGAATGCCGAGGGCTTCAGAACGACCGGGAGACCATTTGCACCCTTGATCCATTCAAGCTTCAGACCGAGCTTCTTATCAGCAGGGAACAGCTCTTCGCCGAGATAAGGCGGTCTGTCTTTGGTATTCTCTTCCCAATAAGCGGTCAGCTCTTGGGCTCTTACGAGGTCAAATATAGTGGCCATATTGTGTTTCTCCTTTCTTTGATTACTTCAGGAACGTGATGTGAGGCATTTCCGCCTTGCGCGTGGCGGTAATCAGAGCTGCAGTGGTAGTGTCAATCTTTGCAAGATCAACAAAACCCCAAATCAGCAGAGTACCGTTGTTATCACCATCAGTGACATCCACGTCATGAAGCAGAATACCGACTGCAGCTTTGCCGTCGCCTTTGCCTGATCCAGATTCATCTTTTGCCTTGACGAACTTGGTAGTGCGAGCAGTCAGATCACCGCTCAGAGGAGTGCCTGCAGGGACAATTTTGCGCCCATCTCGGGTCACCGAGTATGCGCTATCTACAACAATGCCAACGGACATTTGATGCTCGACATTGAAGAGAATCTGCACAGGCGCAGCGCCAGTGGTTTTCTTGATTCCAGTGTTGTTAAACATAGTAACCTCCTTGTTTTATTTCTTGAAGTACGAGCTCTTTACAGCACCTTTTGCTGTTCCTTTCGCCAGTCGTTGTCCGTACTCACCAACGTTTGACGTTCCCTTGCGAGGGGGATTATTTGGACTACCAGTGCCAGAAGATCCAGTACTATCAGCACCTTTGAAGAACACAGGATACTGCTTCTTCAGGCTCTCAAAGACACTCTCAGCAGTCACACCCTCTACAAGTTTGGGCTTTGCAAGAGTTATGAGATCTTCAAGATACTTGGGATCCGCTTCTGCAGAGAGAGCTGCAATCTTGAGCTCAAGAAAGCTTGCTTTGCTGTTTGCCTCATCCCGCTCCCTTTCGGCAGCTGTTTTAGCTTCAGAATCTTTTTGCGCCTGAGTCTTTCCGGCGTCCAGGGATTCCTTGATACCCTTCATGAGATCCTTAAAGCCCTTGTCGTCTTTGTACTCATATCCCAGCTCCTTCAGGATGGCTTGACGAGCGGTGCGCTTTTCGTTAGCCATCATGGAATTGATCTGAGCTTGAGTATAGGATTTGGTTTCTTCAGAGCCTTGACCTTGCCCAGCTGCACCTTGTTGTTGTCCCGCGTTGCCAGCATTAGGATCTGTATTTTGCTGTCCTTCGCCAGCTCCTTGCTGATTGGTATTGACTTCTTCTGCCATTGGAAAATCCTCCTTATTATAGATACCCATGTTCATTGCACATGGTAGCAACGTTATCCAGCTTCTTTAATGTCTTGCTTGGTAAAAGACATCTATATCAACACCTTAATGGTGATTGACTATTAAGCAAACATATCAGTCATCCAAGCATCTATTGCTGGATCTGACTTGCCTTTTGCCCAATCTGCTAATCTATCTGAAACATCCATCATAGGAGGAATCACTCCTATAAAGGTACACAACCCATTTGGATGATCAAGAGGAAGAGCATCTTTGGGGTATATCCCTCGCCCCAAACCGAAGGAATCATTGGTCTCACGAGCAATACATATCTCGCATGTTCGTTCAGTATGACCTGAGATCCATTGATAGGCTTCAACAAAAGGATTCTTCTGCGTCATTCTTATGAAGCTCTGTTGGTATGCATGAGATACCATTGTTCGGGCAAGTCGCTGTGCGTTATAGTCAACTTTGCGAGATGTACCGGGATAAACCTTTGACCAATCCCAGTCCTTTCTTGCCTTTGGATCTACATACTTCTCAAGATCTTTTGCTATATCATAGGCACTTTTGTTCTCAGCAATTCCTTTTGCTATTATTGTCTGGATATCTTGCTGTGTTTTTGAATTTGAACCCCAAAGGGCTTTACTGAGTGTCCAATTGCCTCCATACAACTTTCCTGTGATGATCGTTCTTATGATTTCATCTGGTACATGTGAATATGCCCCTTTGATCGATAAACCAGCTTTGCTGAGAAATTCAGTATTGTCCTTTACAGCAGCCTCACAAACCTTTTTCATGTTTGTCTGTATACCAGAATTGAGTTCCTCTTGTATCTGATTGAATCGCTCAACAAGCTGTTTTTGAAGATTAGCAAGATACTGTTGTCTATACACATCTGAAACTGTTACAGGAAGCTTTTTTGATGCTTCTTCAATTTCTTTTGCTGCTTGAGAGTACAGTTGCTCTATTTGCTTTTGCTGCTCAACAGTCAGCTGTACTCTCACTGATTCAGATAGATCAAACTTGAGTTTTGCCATGATTACTCATTCTTGAGCTCTTCTGCTTCTTGTGCTTTCTGCGCTTCCTGTGTTTTATCAGTTTCTTGCTGTTGTGGATTTGACATATCAAAATAGCTGTTCTCAAGCAGCTCTCTTTCTAGAGCAATCTGTCTGAGTTCTTCATCAGCCTCATCGTCAGTGAGATTGCGCCATTTCTTCATGTAAGCTTTTCTTGACATGGTTTGAGCATTCACTTCAGAAAGGTCAGTCTGCTTTTCATCAGCTTCATCTTCAGGCAGAGGATATTGGTTGTCAACTCTGATTGAATAGGCTTGATCAGGAAGTTTATCCTCTATATACAGAGGCAGAACAGCCGGATACAGACGTGCACCCTCTATGATGCATTTACCTATAAACTGAAGAGCGGGACGCCATTCGAGCATCTTCTCGTCACATCTAACGATGAGATCCCAGTATATGGCTTTAAGGGTCTTGCCAGAGGAAACAACCCCTTTGAGAGCCTCAGGACTGACATTAGGCACAGAACACTGTTCATACATGGTATTCTTGACTCTATCCAGCGTAGTGCTGAGAGCCGAAGAATAGGACATAGGACTATCAAGAACTCCAACTTGAGCTGTTCTATCCTGAGCCTGATTTTGATCAGAAGAAAGATCCCAGAAAGCGCCAGCAGCAATGCTTAAATCCTTTGTACTCTCGGGTGAAGCATCTACTGTATAGCGAATAGGATTCATTCCCTTGCGCTCAGCATCAATATCACCTGCAGCAAGCTTGCTGTACCAGCTCTCATATTCTGCCAGCATCTCAATTTCAGATTTACCAATGAGATCTCCAGTCAAACCATCGTTGACTACTACCCAAGCAGGAATGAATGTGAACAGTGTTATTGTATCTGAATGAATGGTTTCAACAAGCTTTCCAGTGCCGTCATAGATTTCCTCAAGGTAATGGCAAAAGCCGTTCTCGAGCCAATATTTCTTCTTGTAAATACGTTGATCCACTTTGGCTTTTTCATCATTAAGACCGTAGAACACCACAATCTTGGTAATTTGATTTGCATCGTTGGGATCAACATCGTACAGGAATTCCATACTGGGGAGGAAACTGATTTGAATGCCCTTCTCCACGTCAATATTGAACATGATGGCAATTCGTTTACTGATAAAGCAGTCTTTACAAGCTTTGAGCAAAGCACTCTTGAAATTGTTCTTCTCAAGCACTGTATCTATCAAGCTTTGATAGACTGAAGCTGCTTCTTTGGCTTTTGCTCGCTCCTCCTTGGAATCTCCAAGATTGATATCTACCCAAAAGTCTGGACTCTTGGAGAAGAGGAATCTTGCTTCCTTGTCCAGGAGAGCTTTAGCAATCTTATACCGAAGATCTGAAGGAGGGCTGTCATTATCCGTGTGCGGAGGAGTGTAGTCAGCGCCGTTCTCATATATGCTATAACACTCTATGGCTTCCTTCATATCTTGAAGAACTCGTTGACCATACAAGCCATCAAGCTCTGTTTTGATTATAGAACTGGGAACCAAGTTCTCGTATTCGGGTCTATCTAATCCAAACATATGTCACCTCAATATTGCTTTCTTCCTGTCTTTTCATAACGCATAATGGCATCTCTTTGAGCCTTCTTTGACTTGTCAGAAAAATAGGCTTCTGTCTCGACATCCTTATGTGCTTCCTCAAGCTCCTTATCCCTTTGGGCTCTACGCTTTTTGTAGTCAGCACATCTTCCATGGCATCCAATAGATCTCTTGGGGCACTCAAAACAACCTTTTCCCATGTCATGCATCTCCTCGTGTACTATTCTTCGGTATATACTTGATATCAGCAACTTCATAGGTGTCAAGCGAGTACCAAATTGCTGAAAATGTATGCGGGTCTATGTTAAACTCATCATATACGAGATTGCCTTTGGGATCTGTCTTATAGACAAGAGTGCTGAGCTCTCTTATCGTATTGGGGCAATTGGGGCTGCAGATTATCTTGCGGAATCGTTTACATTTTCTTGTATTTGCAAGACGGCTTCCGGGATATTTATGACATCCTCTCATTCTAAAGCCTGATTGACGATAGAACGCGATAGCCTTGGGATCTTCACAGTCCGCAATAATCTGTACCTTGTCCAGCCCATCTTTCTTAAGCTCTTTCTCGGTCTTGTCATCTGTCATCTTGTTCTTGTAGTATTCATAATAGATGTAGAGAATCTTCTCCTTGTCATCTACTGCTACTTTGACTACAGCGTTGTAGGATTCTTCAAAACCGAAGTCCATACCACAAAACCGGAATTTCTCAGGAATACCTTGTACAGCCTTGATGACCTCATGATGTGTTTTTGCTATTTCAAATTGAGGCAGTACAGGTCTACCATTCTGACCGAATCGACCCAGACGAGCAACCCTATACAGGTCAGGATCGTATTCCTTCATCTGATCAAGCTCTTCTATGTAATCTGGAGGAAGGAAATAATTGTCATCAGCCACACTGTGGTGGTAATATGTTGTTCCCTTTACAAGAGTGTGGTACTTGTACAGCTTCTCGTCGTCAAGAATCACATGAGTCTCACCATTTTCATCAACTCGCTTAAAGAAATGCTGATAAACCCAGTTTTCTGTGCCAACAGGATTGGTACTTAAGAAGAAGTACAAAGGCTGATTGGGAACACGAAGACGTCCTCTGAGCTCTTTATAGCCTGCATATTTGATCTCACTGCACTCTTCCAACCAAACTATTGATACACCGTTGATTGACTTGAGCTTTGCAGGCTTGTCCATACCCTTGAATATAATTTTACTCCCGTTTGGGAACCGAATAACCATTGGACTGCTTGTGCAGCGAACCTTATTTCTGCTTGTTCCAACAAGATTAAGGTCTTCAAGAATTTCAACAAGGAGATCAAAACAAGACTCACGAATTGTATCAAAGACTTCACGTACAATAAGCACCTTGCGCTTTTCTTGTAAGCATTTGAGAATGATCTTGAATGCTGTATTGTAACTTTTGCTTGAGCCATATCCACCGACAAGTAGATAGGTTTTGTAATCCCAATCCCATATGAATTCCTCAAACCGTGGATTGATCTCCTTGTCAATGACCATTGACTATATCACCGCCTCACCTTCAGATGAGTTGTGATAGTCTGGTACTCCACATCATAATCATACTCCATCTGTCCTGTTTCGAAATCCCTCCCAACAGGAATCTGAACATCCTTGCGAGCTTCAATCTTCACATCAGCATATCCATTCTTATCTACAGGGGAAACGACTTGAGCGGACTCAACAGTTCCAAAAGTTTCCCCATTATACAGATGATGCTGTATATACTCTTGTGCGGCACGATTAACAGCAGACTGTGCTACTCCTCCTCCACCGGATCTCTTGCCTCCGCCAGAACCATTTCCGCCCATTTATAAATACCTCCATGTTTGTAGTGTAACCTTATCATACTCCTATGTTTAGAAAAAGTAAAGGGAAATTTTACTTGTCTTTCCATTTATCAATGCGTTGCTTCATCTCAGATTCTATATTGATATAAGGAACTTTGATTCTGCTTCGCATATCATCTGTAAGCTTGCCATATACAATGAGCTGTGTGGGCTCAAGCTCTGTGAGTGCTCTTCTAAAGCCTTGATTAAACAGCTGTCTAACTCGAGGATTTTGAACACATCCGACCGAAGAAACACAGAGGCAACTGTGCCTTGGCATGCCATCAAAGGTGTATTCAAAGGATTCTTCGTCGCTCCACTGGATTGAAGGAATCACTGTGATCCCGTGTTGTTGATAATACGAAGCAAGCCACATATTCCTGTAGCAATTCCAAATCTGCATAGCACGAGGCATTGTAGTGTACATTGAGAAGTTGGGCATGACTATGCCACGATACTGATTCAGAATCCCTTCATAGTATTCAAGATTATCCCAAATCTTTGCAAAGCATCCATCTGCCAGGAAGAAGTGGATAAACCTGTCTTCTTTGTCGATCATGTTTTGAGGATTTGTTGCGTAGTTGAAACCAAGAAGATCAACTTTGCTGAGATCATCAATCTCAACTGGCTGCAGCACAGGCATATCCATCTTGCCAGCAAATTCAAAGTCCATATCCCTTGTTTTCAAGAAATGCAGAAAATCAGTTTCATTGGTTGTCATATCAATTTACTCCATCATTTGATCTAGGGCTTGTTTCCTTATGTCCTCAAGCTCCTGCTGTTTGCTAGCGGCTTCGGCTAGTATGAATAGGGCATCCTTGACTTCGTCATCATAGGTATTGCTGATCTCACTGAGGATCTTGCACCAAGCTTCTTTGTATGTCATCATTCCCACCATGCCTTAAAGTTCTCGACGAGATCAGGAAGCGTTGCTGCATTACCGTCAAAACAAATTGCACGATCGTCTACGTAACAAATAGCTGGAGGTTTCTCAGCAGCAATACCGTCTACAACAATATTGTACTTGTTGAGCCAACTCTTTATTGCTTCTGTACCTTTCGGAGAAATACAACGAGTAGATACTACAACAACATCGAATTTCTCACGAATCTTGTCTATCGCTTCTTTAATACCGGAGACAGGAGGATCAGGAATTTCTGTGACGCCTTTCCATCCGGACTTGTATGAATGGATAACTCCATCGAAATCAAAGACTACAGTGTATCTCATCGCTTTCCTCACTTTACAATAGTCAGTTCTGCTTCAAATCGTCTTACAAGAGTATCATTATCAGTGTAACGATATTCTCCTGTGCGAGGATTCAACGAGTTTACTGTGCAACGCTGATACACCACAGGGTGAATCTTTATCCAAGTTTCATAATCTACTGAGAAAACATCTGTGACATTTAGATCTTCAAAATTCAGCATATCAGCCTTGGGATAACAAATTTCCATTTTACTCATCCTTTCGTTTGGCACGAATTATATTTATTGTGAAATCATTGTCCTCGGAGTCTTCATCAAGAAGCTTTTGCTTGAGATCAAATTCCTTCTCTTTCAAATCCATCTCTCGCTTGTGACGTTCAATTTCTGCAGATGTTCTACTATCTTTCCAACCGAAACAACAATCAAGGATATATTGTCCTCCTCGTTGTCCTTGAGCATCGTAGTTCCGTTCCTCGGCATAACTCTCAATTCTTTGTCTAGCTCTTGCAATCACTTGAGCAAAAGTAGCAGAGTCGTCAGTCTCAGCTCTCATCTCATCCAAGATTGTATCCACTCTTCCGAGCTTGTATTTCTTCAAACACTCCGTTGAAATCTTGAGATACAAAGCCAATCCTGACACTGTAAACGGCTTCACTTGTGTTTTTACAAGTTTTCCTTGGCGATCATACACAGGATATCCATGTTTATCGAGTACTGGACCGTAACAGGATTCAAAGTATTCATTACAAAGACTTTCAAGATGTTGTGGAGATACAAACTTTCGTTGAAAACCTTTTGTTGGATTGATATGGCCATTGAATGGACTATGGGGATTCCGTATCCCTCTCAAGTCCACAACTACATGGCGATCGTCTATCTTTCGATACCGAATAACCGGATGAGAGGGCGCATCAATAATGATTTGTTTCTTTGCCATTGATCAACGCTCCTTCTATTATTCACCCTCTATTATACTCTCTTTCTTTCGGAAAGTAAACCCCTATTTACTTAAAAATCTTTAAGTATCCCAAGGACTTCCGAAATTTTTTCGATCTTTTTCGAGCCCAGGGGGCACGCCCTAATTTTCGGCGAAGACCGGAATGTGGAAAATGAACTTCCCAAGATCGCGTCGAATCTTGTAAAATTTTACGAAAATTCGAAAAATAGGCGGACGTCTTGTAAAAAATAGGTTAAAAATAGGTATAAGCGAAATTTTTTCGCTTGTAATTTACAACACTTTTCTCCGTGGAGAAAAATAAAAATAGGTAAAAAAGTCTTGTAAATCGAGTATTCAATCGATCACGAGAAGTGAAGAAAACGTGAGATCTTGTTGTAAAAACTCGGAGTGAACCCAATGTCTCAAGAATTATGAGACTTTTTTTCGTGTGCTCTATTTTATATATATAAATTATTCTATATTTTTACTTTCTATTCTATACTATTTTTCTATACGTTAAAATAAAAGTATAAAAATAGGTATAGAAAATCTTGTAAAATCTACAAGGATTATGAGACTATTTTTAGTTTTCCTGATGAGGAAAAATGTTGTATTTTACAAAGGAAAAAATTCCGTCTCCGCCTATTTTTAGCCTATTTTTCACTTTCTTGAGGAGACAATAAATTTACAAGCACTTCTTGAGACTATTTTTCGAATTCAGATCTACAAGGATTCCGCCTATTTTTATTTTCACGACTTTTCCACTTCTTCTTTTTCCTCCTGCCTAAAATAAGAAAGCAAAAAATAGGCGCGAAATTTGTTGTAGATTTATTGTAAATTATGAGACTATTTTTAGTTTTCCCGATGGAGAAAAATCCTTGAGAGCTCAAGGGAATTTTTTCGTGCTTCCGCCTATTTTTAACCTATTTTTAGATTTTTGAGAGCTCAAGGATTTTACAAGGACATCTTGCGACTATTTTTCATTTTTATTGTAAAAATTTTTCAAATTTTCTAAAATTCGTGAATTTTTGTGAATTTTTACAACAGTTGTAACTTTTACAAAAGAATTATCTACAAAAAGTTGTGAAATTACTTTTATCAATAACTTTTATAGCATTTTCACTGACTTTACTTTTGTAGAAATTCGTAGTAGAATATGCTTGTAAGTTAAAAGAAACCCCAAAATCTTAAGGAGGACACGATGATGAAAAAGTTTGAAAACCTTCTCCCGAGCGAGATCAAGAGAGTTGAGCGTTTTGCTTCTCTCAGAGACAATAAGGAATGCAGAGTGACTGGCTTCTCCTACACCGATACTTTGACTGATCCCGATTGGGCAGTTGTTAGATGCGAAGTATGTTCTAACAATATGGAAGACAGGGAAAACGATGTAGTCATCTATGTCTTTCTCCCTGACCGCCGGAGATCTTTTGTATCCAAGGCTTTGAGCCTTTAATTGGATCTGAAAGGAGAAATAACAAATGACGTATTACATCGTAAAAGCAACATCAAAGGCTACCCAGGATAATCCCAACTTTGCTGGTATGACTTCAATAGCCTATTATGGGAAGGATCAGAAGCTCCTAGGAAGGGAAGGAACTATGCACGACTATCTGAAGAATATCAGCAAAGTCACCCCCTACATGATAAAAGCCTATGGCTACAAGCGCAAATGCGATGCAGCCCGCTCTTATGTTTACCATAGCTGCAATTCGGATCGATACTGGAACAAACAAGTTGAGATCATTGAGATAGAAGTTGACTGAGAGAGTTTATTGAATCTGAAAGGAGATCAAAGAAATGCTGAACACAATCAACGAACTGATGGAACTGATCGAGAATGATCCTACTTATGGCGGCTGTGGGATAGACCTTCCGAGCGGGAAGTGCATAGGAACAACCTCTGGTGGTTGGCAGCCCCTGCTCTTTAAGAATCCTGAAGATCAGAATCCCAAGAGACTGAGCTGGGATGAAGCCCTTGCTCTGTACAATAGAGAGCATTCCACCTGATGATGGCCAGCTGGTTACTGACCGAAACTCCCTCCTATTATAATAGTAGAAGGGAGTCGTGGAAAACCATCCACAATTGAATACATCAGGAGGAATCATCATGTCAAAAAAGTACACATCTGTTAAAGGCGTTCTTCACGAATTCGAGAACAATAGATGGCTCGATACAATTCGTTATATCCCCACGCCTGGAGAGTACAAATCTCTCAATTCTGCAGCAAATTCTTTTCGTCAGAGAATAAAGCTTGAAAACCTTCCCATCGCTGTCCGCGTGATCAATAAGCGTCTGTATCTCATACGCACAGACAGAGTACAGGCAAGACCTATCAGCTGCGACGTCTGTGCGAACAGAGGGAATTCTCTTTGTTCAGAATGCGATGATCGTAAATACTGGAGGGAGATAGACACATGAAGCTCTGGCATGAAGCCTTGATTCCATATCTTCCCAAACGTTACCTGCTGGGCGCACACCGTGAGTGCTGCGCCCTCAGAAAAGGAAACTGGAACACCCCTGATCCCGTAGTTGGCTATGTATTTGATCACCCTAGAGAGTGGCTGTTCTGCTATCATCTTAAAGTGATGCGGGAGATGATGTTCCGGAAATACAAAGTTGATCTTCAGTGGTTCGATATAGGTTATCGAGGCAAGGATCTTCCCAAGATCGTCTATGATGAAACCAATGCTCCAAATCTTACAGAGCTGAATCAGAAGCTTTCAGGCACTGTCTATCCTGAACAAGATATCTTCTATTTGGATGATTGTTTGGAGATTCTTGAGCGGAAAGGTTATAATCTTTGGCATATATTTGACCACAAGGAGGAAAATTAACAATGTTACCCATACATGAAGACATTCACCTCATAAGCGCTGGAGGATTCACTATCACTGTGGAGAGATGGTTCTCTATCACGGACGAGATCAAGAACAACAAGCTCATCAGGCAGATCCCCATTCGCCAGACGATATACAAGTTCGAGGACGGATCTGTGGTGGCTTATATCACAAGATTTGATCTTGCTGGCAATGTGCTGAACCTTGAGGGAATGTTCTCTGAGCTCTATCCCGAGCTGGTTGAGCTGATAAAGAAGGACTGTGGAGTTAAAGACATCAATCTCTTTTGGATGAGGTGAGTGTGTTGAATATTCTTGACATCGGTCTTGGAAACTTTGTAAACTCTGACCAAGTGGCTGCTATTGTTAATCCTGAATCTGCACCGATCAAACGGATTATCCAGGAAGCTAAAGACAATGGGAAAGCTGTAGATGCCACTTATGGTCGAAGAACTCGAGCGGTTCTGGTAATGGTAACAGGACAGGTATTGCTGTCATCTATACAGCCTGCGACAATAATTGACCGCAATCAAAAGAAAGGTAGAACAAAGGAGTAAACTATGAGAGTATTCTTGTCGTTGACTATCGCATGCCTGGTGCTTATGTTTGGTGTGACTATGCTTTCTCCTGTTGAACAGCCTCAAGTGGAAGTCCTTCCGGAGTCAACTGTTGAGGTCATAGATCGCTTGACCTATTGGCAGCAATATCCCGAGGAAAGTCCTCTCAGTACAGCGAGTGATGCACGTAATCTAGCTATGGTGGCTGAATCTATCAACTCGGTTGTTGAAGCTGACTATGGAATCTCTCTTGATGACAGTTGTTTGACTTCTATAATGCAATGTGTTATCAACAGAGTGAATACTCCAGGTTTCCCCGATACTATAGTTGAGGTCTGTTGTCAAAAACATCAATGGCAGGGATATTCAGAGGATGTACAGCCGGAGTATCACACTGTTCGTCTTGCTAAAGAACTCTTGGAGCTGCAAGGAGAATGCTATGTAGCTACTATTCCTGGAAACTGTGTCTATTTTTGTTTGACTCCTCAAGGGATAGAATATAGATCAACTTGGGATGGAACTGATACCATCTTGGTAAAATTTGTAGAAAATTCTTAAATTTCTTGATTTTTCTCAAGATTTTGTGGTTTTGATAACCTTTGCTTCTTGATAAGCCCTGTAAACTTGTATTTTGTTGATTCTTGGTAACTTCTTTACAAGTTTACAGGGCTTTACTTTTACAAAAATCTATAGTAGAATATACCTGTAAGATGAAGAAGCCCCTTGAATCTGAAAGGAGAATTACAAAATGTTTGAGAAGTATACCACCGAGGAACTGAAGAACAGCTTAGAAGCTCTGAAAAAGTTGGCTTCTGAAACAGGAGATCAGTTCTACTCTGACATGATCATCAAAGTTGTTGAAGAACTGAGTAAACGCTGAATAAGGGGGATTACACAATGGTTACAATATACAAGGACAAACGCACCAATAAGTTGTATGCACTGAACGAGTACATCACCATGGGTGATAAAGTCAATCTGGTACAGATGGGTGGTAAAGAAGAGAAGTTTGTTTCTCTCAGTACCCTCAAGCGCTGGTACAGCAAATGGGACGAAGCCCAGCAGGTTGTTGAGATCAAAGCTTTCACCGGAATGGTCATTGGTTGGTTCAAGGTGCTCGCGGAAAGCAAAGAAGCCTATACTGTTATGACCAAGCAGGGCAAGTTCCTTGATTTTGATAAGAACACTGATGTTCAGATCAATGCAAAGAACCCCAAGTTCGCCAACAAAATCGGGATGACTCTTGGCTATCCCACCATATTCTAAGGAGGACCATATGAACAAGATCAAGAGAAGAATGCTCAAGGAGATCACTAAAAAGTTACAGAATCTGGAAGAACTCAAGGACGAGATCCTTGGGGATCTGCAGCAAGTTATAGATGACGAGCAGGAATCCTACGACAACCTTCCAGAGTCGATCCGGGACAGTGAGCACGGCGAACAGATGCAGGAGTACCTTGATACCCTGAACGATGTGCTCAGCGAGATCGAGAGCATAGGTTATGACGCTGCCCAATGGGCTGATACACTATCTGAAATTTGAGGGGTACAACACAATGGCTGATACGGATAAGATCATCGAAAAGATTCAGCATCTGCTGGATAAGACTACAACAAACGGAGCTTCTGAAGCGGAAGCGAAACAAGCTCTTCTTTTGGCTCAGAGGTTGATGGCCAAGTACAATATCGAACAGGGAGCTCTTCCTTCTGGTGAAAAGATCACCTATGATCTTGAGATGTGCAAGGTGAAAGTGGATCCCCGCTCAAAACGGATGTCTTCTATCATTGCAGATTCGTTTGGATGCAAGGCAATCATCACCTATGGAAGAATCCACTTCTTTGGTCACAGTGTTAATGCTATCTCAGCTAAATCTGCCCTCGAGTTTGCATACAAGGTGATGGAACAGGGGATGAGAAAGGTCTGCCGTGAACACGGTCTGTCTTCGGCTCAGGCTGGAGCTTCTCTCATATACAATGCATATGCTTCAGGTTTCCTGCATGGTCTGAAAGAAGCTCTTGATGCTCAGACCGTTGCTCTTGCTGTAGTTGTTCCTGAGGATGTTAAGACTGCATTTGCAGAGAAGTTCCCTGTGCTGAAAGAATCAAAAGCGACCATGAAGATGGATGTCAATCAAGTTGATGCGTTCTTTGCTGGAAAGACAGATGGGAAATCCGTTATGAATAGACGAAGCATTTCGTAAAAATATGAGAGGGTATGATAGGGTGAGAAAATCCCAACTGTTTGATGTAAATATCGTCAGATTTGAAGATTTTCTCATCCTATTTTCGTCTTTATTTCTGAGCAAAATTCATATATAATAAGGTAGATTCTAAATCTGAAAGGAGAAAAACTATGCTGAAAACCTTATTTGATTCTGAGGAAGCGAGGCAGGAAGACCTGGAAAGACTTCTGAGGCTCAACAATATCTCAAAAGATGAATTCCCCTTTAAGTGGCTTTGTACCACGGACTTCTTCAGAGCTCCGGCTGCGGCAAAGCATCACTGCAACTACTATGGAGGACTGTATGATCACTCGAGGAACGTGTTCCAGCAACTGGAATGGTTTACTCAGGCAGGATTCTGCACTTGGACCAGAAGCTCGAGTCCTCTGATTATCGGTATGCTTCATGATGTTACCAAAATCGGGGCTTATCAGACATTTCAAGAAAAGAATCCTTTGACAGGAGAACTTGAGTATGGTTACACCCATAAGGTTGATCAGATCAAGTTTTCAGAAATTCATGGAATGGATTCAGTTTTGAAAATTGAAGACTACATGTATCTTACCACAGAAGAAAGGCTTTGTATCAGATTCCATATGGGGGCTTATGAAACGGATGCTTGGGGTGAGTATGATGAAGCAATTCGAGCTTTTCCCAATGTGCTCTGGACTCATCAGGCGGACATGATTGCATCAAAGCTTATGGAGAATGCCAGATGAAGACTAAAAAGGCTGATACCAAATTCTGTGGTGTGAATCAAAAGAAGATTGAGAAAGCTCATCCAGTAATTGATGAAAGAAATCTCAAATACTTGTATCAATTCATCAAGCGAAGATATGGTATTCACATCAAGAAAGATGTGCTCAAGAAAGATCCTCCCTGGACTAAAGACGATGTATTGCTGAATTTCAGATTCACCAATATCCGTAGAGAGCATGACCGAGAAAGCAAGTGGCTTATTAAGAACATAGCAACCAATCCCGCTCTTTGCTATGAAGACAAATTGATGAATTGTATCCTATTCAGGCTCTATAATAAGCATGAGACTTCAGAGTTGATTGGTATGCCTATTGCATTCTATGAGTCTGAAGAGAGATGGAATCCTGAGTGGTATAGATCTTTGTTCGAAGCTGCTCTAAAAGACGATCCTCATCGCATTTTCTTCACTGGTGCATTTAACACTGGAGGTCTGAAACGCGCACTAAAGTGGTATCTGCCCAACGATACTCCTGATAATAGTATGGAGATGAGAATCCTCTACTTTATACGGCATCTTCTTGATGAGGATATCGTGAGTCAGATTAAGGCAGCTAGAAAGCAATCTGACGTATATGATTCACTCCGAAGCTATATGGGACTTGGGAATTTCTTGGCTTATCAAATATTTGTCGATATGACTTATATCAAGCAGTTCCCGTTCTCTGAGAATGAATTCACTATTGCTGGTCCTGGATGTCAGATGGGGTTGAATTACCTGTTCAAGGATAGAGACGGGATGAGCTATGAGGAATGTATCTTTTGGGTTAGAGATAACCTAGAAAGGCTCTTCAAAGAAGTCCTTGGCAAAGATTGGGATTGTTCTGAGATATTCTGGGATCTTCCCGAGTACGATCAGTGCTTCAATGTAATGAGCCTTGAGAATTGTTTCTGTGAGTTGTCCAAATACATCAGAGCTAAAGATGGTACAGGTAGACCAAGAAAGAAATACAATGGAAAGGGCTGAATGCATGTTAAAATCGAAATTCCCTCCTTGGGAGCAATACAACCAAATCCCCATCACGATTGAATGGGATGTTATTACCAAATACGATCGATACACTGGTCGTGCATACCAAGACCATGATGCTGTAACAAAGTTCAACGTCTTTCAAATAGGTTCATACCGATTGGAGAAGGTCAATCCAGATGGCACAGTATACCGTGGATATACATACAACTGTTCTTCAAATCCAGCTCTAGTAGTTTCTATAAACGGAACTCGTTGTGAGAGGTTTGAATTCTCCGAAGAAGGATACATACAAGCTGTAGAGTACCTCCAAAGGAGATACGAAGCCAGAGTAGAGGAAGTCACAGAGAAGTTTGTGTTCTGAGGAGGTACAAGGTTGATTTTGGCAGGGTATCTCATTATAATAGTAGCTTTTTTGTGGCTGTTGTACTGGCTTGGAAAATTCTTAGATGGAGGAGATTGAATGATACCTGTATTTGTACCTTCGTATCAAAGACCCAATGCAACTTTCCTCAAGCGAAGTGTTTTGTATGAGTTTCCCCTATATGTATTTGTCAGAGAGGAAGAAGCAAGCGATTATGCTTGGTTGAAGAAGAGACCTGATACACATATAGTGAAGTTGAAAAAAGTCCGCAACATTGGAGAAACTCGGCAGAAGATGGTCAATTATGCTTATTCAAAAGGAATTGATCGGATATTCATGATAGATGATGATGTCGGTCGGTTGGACTTTTCTGTTTGGGATGAGGAGAAGCAATTCGTCAGAGCTTCTGGAACAATCATGGGTGAGCCTCAGAATTGGACCGATGTTCTTCTGTATTGGGAGATGCTTTGGGGTGATGAGGCAATGTTCGGAGCTTCATATCGTCCTTTCAGTTGGTCTATGAAAGAGTCAGACCTTGGTTCTTGTCCTCGAGCGCAGCTTCAACAAGCTGTGGGCATAAATGTAAAAGCCATTGTAGAAGCTGGGTTGAATTATAAGACTAGCAGGCTTGTGGGGAATGAAGACTTGTTTCTTCAACTTGAATGCTATACATACGGTCTTGAGTGTGTAAAGACCACTGAGATACAGTATGATTGTACAGCTATGGGGGTTGGTAAAGGGGGCTGTAATGCCTCAGAAAGAGGAACAATACAAGAGAAACAGCATCGCAGAGTACGAAAGTTCCAACGTGCTTGTACTCACCTTGGATTGATCAAGGTTGCTATGACCCGCTCAGGGGTTGAGAGTATCAAGTTTGATTGGAAAGAAATTCAAGAATTCATGGAGGGGTTAAAATGACTGGACGGACAGAAAACAGGTTCACAGTTCTCGATCTCGCATATGATTTTGCAATGAAACACAGTGGCTGTAAGAAGGTCTCTGTAGGATCTGCAATCATTAAAGACGGGACTGTGATTGGTTTGGGAGCAAACCGCGCTATGCCTGACTTGTGCAAGCACAGGGAATGCTTGAGGATAGAGAAGTATGGCAATGACAGTAAATCCCATAGAAATCCTGAGGACTGTAGAGCTATTCACAGTGAGATAGATGCTATTACAGGAGCTGCTCAAAGAGGGATATCCACGGATGGAGCTACTATTTATGTAACAAGATATCCTTGTGAGTCTTGTGCTAGAGCAATTGTATCTGCTGGAATCACAAAGGTTGTATATGGAGGATCTGCTCGCATAAGCGGTCCAACTGAAGAGATATTTGATTTGTACAACATTGATGTGATGTATGAACCTAATTGGATGGAGGATAATACAGACAGATGAATTACACCAAATTCCTGACCGAAGAAGAAGCCAAAGTCACAGCTAGAGCTCGCCATGTGTATGGCGATACTGCTCAAATCCTTGTTTCGAATGAAGAACTTTGTGAGCTTGCTGCTGTTTGTGCCAAATACCCAAGGTATACCGATTCAGAACGAGCAGTAAAAGGTTTGTACAACAAAGCTCTCGATGAGGTTGCAGATGTATTCATTGTATTGGACCATATCGTTCATATCATGGGTCTTACAGATTCTGATATCAAGTCAAGGATAGCTAGCAAAGTTGAGCGCTTGGATAGGTGGCTTCAGAAAACAGAAAGCCAAGATATCACCCTTGAGGATAGAAAAGTTACCTTTACTGATACGGAACACTGTTCTTGTGTTGGATGCGATCACTATGGTGATTTTAAGTCTTTGCGAGCTGGAGGAGCCTGCATATCTTGTACAGACGGGAGCAATCGTAAATCTTCAACCCAAGGAGAATAATCTATGAATTTGAGCGAGTTCAACTCATTGGTTGGACAGGACTCTTATGTAAGATGCATGGGGAAAAAACGGCTTGATACAGCTATTGTTTCAGAACAGGCTGCTGATGCCCATGTATTCTCCGGGGGTCAAATCGGCTGGTGGGTTAGATCAGGGTACATTGTAGTTGATATAGATGAGGGAAAAGAAGAAGCTATTGAGGTTGTTAAGAAACTCAAGCTGAAAACCTTGATAGCTCAGACTCCAAAAGGTCTTCATCTGTATTTCAAATGCAATAAGGAGTACCCACAGAAGGTTGGCATGGTTCTTCCTTGCGGTCTTAAGTGCGATTTTCGTTGTGCCAATAAAGGGTATGTAATTCTGCCCTTTGGATCTGAAGGAAGAAAATTCAATAGATGCAAAGAGATTGCTGAACTGCCTTTTGAATTTACTCCCATGGTCAACCGCAAAGAGAGTTTGCTTGGTCTCAAAGACGGGGATGGAAGAAATTCAACTTTGTTTGCTCATCTTATGGCTTATAAGAACAGAGGAGCTTCTGATGAGCAGATAGAAGAGATGGCTGATGTAATCAATAACATAATCTTTGCTCAGCCTATGGATCAAGGAGAGCTGGATAAGATTGTTGAAAACACCAAGAAATATGAGGCTTCTCAGCAATTCGATAATCCCTATTTGATCTACAATAGCAAGGGTGTACCAACTAATATAAATCACAAAGCCATCTGTGAATATTTTGTCAACCGTGGTGATATCTTTGTTCTCGATGGAGAGTGCTATCAGTATAAGGATGGAGTATATGTTGAGGCTAGTAGTCCTGTAAGAAACACTATCAAGGATTTGATTGTTGTTGATGGTCTCATAACGCAAAACCGCATCATGGAATGCTTCAGGCTGATTTGTGATGATACTCGGTTGAGAAAAGCTCCTACAGAGTTGAATAGGGACAAGAATCTTATCAATTTCCAGAACGGTGTTTGGGATATTGAGAGAGGAGAACTGATTCCTCATGATAGCAAGTATCTTCAAACAATTCAAATTCCCCATGAGGTTGGGGAATACAAGCCCTTTAAGGAGACTAGGCTTTATGGGTTTTTCAAGAAGACTTGTCTCCCTAATGAAGATGTCAAGATGCTTCTCAAGTATATGGCTTATTGTTTGACCTTGGATTATGGTTTGAAAACTTTCATGATTTTGTGTGGCCAGTCCAATACAGGTAAATCAGTCTTGATAAGGTTTTTTGAAACTCTTGTTGGAAAACAAAATGTGGCTTCTTTAAGCATGCATGAGCTGAATATGAGATTTTATCCGGCACAGCTATATAATCGGCTTTTGAATTCTTGTGCAGATAACAGCTCTCTTCCGTTGAGTAGTATTGAGAATCTCAAGAAGATCACTGGTGGTGACCAAATCATGCACGAGAGGAAAGGCAAGGAACCATTCTTCTTCACTCCGTTCTGTAAGCTGATATTTTCTTTCAACCAGCTCCCGCTTCAGCTTGAAGAAAAATCAAATGCTTTCTACAAAAGAATGCGTATTTTGTTCATGAACACCGAGCTTTTCTTGAACAACGACTATGTCAATGACTTATGCAGCGAAGAGAGTGTTACAGAGATCATACCATATCTTCTTCACTTGTTGCCTGTTAAGGATATTCCGAGGACTAGTACCAGTGATAGGTATGTTGAGACTTTGAGAAGGGATTCTGATAGTATACATGCATTTCTATCAAAATGCTGCAAGCTAGAGAACAATCTATCTACAGAAAAGACCGCTCTATATGAAGCCTATTGTAGATACTGTATTGATACTGGCAGAGAAAGCCATAAAAAACATGCTTTTATGAGAAATATTCGTGCTCAAGGGTTCAAAGAAGTCCGAGATGGGAAAACAAGGGATTATCTTTGGTCTGGAATTGGGCTCCGGAAAGGACGGTGATACATTGAACACAATAGTTCCAATCCCTGGTTATGAGAATTACAAGATATCTCTTGAGGGGAATGTGTACAATTCCCGAGGGCATATGATCAAGCCAACTAGAACATTCTTTGGGGATATGGTTGAGCTGAGACGATATGGTCAGCGGGAACGGTTGTATGTGTCAGATATCCTTAAGCAAGTCAAAAGACAGGAGGAAAACGTTGCAAGTCAAAACAATGTACAAAATCTTGCTTCGGATGGTGAAGAAAGAACTTGAGCAGAATCCTCAAAAGTGTTTTGTGAGTTCTTCTGGAGAAAAGATTTTTCTTTCTGATGTCCAAGAGGAATTCAAGCGAATAATTTCTTGGCTGTACCCAAAACTTGATTCCTCTGATATTTGCATAGTAGTTCGTTGCAAGAACTGTAAACACTACAAGAAATATACTTTGGGTGAAGGCATTAAATCTCAAAAATACTATGCCTGCGATAAAGACAAGATTCATAAAGACCCAGAATTCTTTTGTAAGGATGGGACTGAGAAATGAAGCAAAAGATTGGTTGCTTAAAAGTGGAAGAGCCTATTTCAGATGTAGATGTAGTGTTTACTGCTATGTACAATCTCATCTATGAAAAGCTTGAAACTGAACCAAACAAGGGGATTATTGTTTCGAAGGGGAATCCGAATCAGCGAAAGGTCAGATGGAAGCAAGTGCTGGAAATGGCTCATGCTCTTGAAGATTATTTTGCTTGCCGGAAACTTCAAACTGATGGGAATATATGTGATACGTGTATTTACTGGAAATCAGTATCAGACGCAAGTCCTTGGTTAGGAGAATGTACCCTTAAAGCAAAACGTCCTGTTCATAAGTTTAGCACATGTAAGAAATTTGAAGGGAGAATAATATGAGGGCTCGTGATTTTATTGAAAAAGAACAGAAAAGACAGATAGATACAATTGAGCTTATTGCAAGTGAGAATTTTGTCAGTGGCAATGTCTTAAAAGCAATGGGATCTTGCTTTACAAATAAGTATGCTGAGGGTAAACCATACCATAGATATTATGGTGGTTGCGAGGTTGTTGACGAGCTTGAATCCTATTGCCAAGAACTCTGGAAAATGGTCTTTAAGACTAACTATCATGTTAATGTCCAGCCTCATTCTGGAGCAAATGCAAATTTGGCTGCAATGATGGCTTTTCTCAAGCCTGGTGATAAAGTTCTTTCTATGAGCCTCAACTGCGGAGGACACTTGTCTCATGGATCTCCTGTGAATATATCTGGCAAACTGTTTGAAGTAATTCACTATGGTGTAGATGCCAAGGGTTATATCAACTATGATGAGTTTCTGAGAAAAATTTCCCTGTTCCGTCCCAATTTGATCCTTGCAGGAGCTTCTGCTTATCCTCGCATAATAGATTTTGAAAAGATGTATTCCCTCATTCAAAATGTTCGAGATCGGAATCCAGGATACAATCCCATATTCATGGTTGACATGGCTCACATAGCTGGTCTTGTTGTTGCTAATGATCATCCTTCTCCTTTTGGTTTAGCAGATGTAGTTACAACAACTACACATAAGACTCTGCGTGGTCCTCGTGGTGGATTGATCTTTTGTAAGCCTCAGTATGAGAAACAAGTAGATTCAGCTGTATTCCCCGGGACTCAGGGTGGTCCACTTGAGAATATAATTGCAGCAAAGGCTATTTGTGCTGAAGAAGCTCTTAATCTTGACTATTGGCGTTATATCCACCAGGTTGTGAAGAATAGCAAAGCAATGGCAGAAGAATTTGTATCCATGGGATATGAAGTGATCACCGGAGGAACAGACAATCATCTTTTCTTGATTGATCTTTCTCATACCCATCCTCAGCTGTCTGGAAAGATGGTTCAAGATGAGCTAGATAAACACAAGATAACTTTGAACAAGAATTGTGTACCCAATGAGACTCGTAGTCCTATGCAAGCAAGCGGTCTCAGAATAGGGACAGCTGCTATGACCACTAGAGGATATGTCGAAGAAGACTTTGTCTTTGTTGCACATAAGATCGATGAGATTATACAAGGGATGGTGAAAAATTATGCTCCTGTCTCAGAAGAATAAACCCAAGCCAGTATGCGATCCTGTATGCAACTTTTGTGGAAAGAAGTTCCACATAAAGATAAAGCAAAAGCACGTGGATAAGCACACATACTACAAGTATTTTCGGTGTTCTCACTGTAATCATGAGTATTACATTGGAATATTCAGCTCTGAGATAGATGATCTGATTAAGCAGCACAGACCAATTGATGAAGTCAAAAGAGCTCAAACAAAGCTGAGGGAAAGATATGGGATATGAATTTGCCACAATTGATACTGAGACTACAGGTCTAAATCAGTATAAGGATAGGATCAGATGATATACACAAGTTATTTTTCAAAATACCATGGAGAAAATGGCATATCCATTGCCAGAACTCAGCCCTGTAAGGATGGAAAACCATACTACAAGGAGTTAATAAATTTCAGACCTCCTACATGGCTTTTATCTGGATATAAGGATGGATCAATCACTGAGAAAGAATATATACACTACTATAAAAACATCGTTCTTCGTGGGTATGATCCCATAATATGGGGCAAACGTTTACAAGGCAAAGTGCTACTCTGCTGGGAGAAGTCAGGCTCATTCTGTCACCGATATATCGTTGCAGATTGGCTTGAGAAAGCAGGATTTGAAGTGAAGGAGTGGGAAAAGTCAGATGGCATATAAGTATGCAACCATTGATATCGAAACAACGGGATTGAATCGATATACTGACAAAATCACCTGGATCGGAGTCGGTTTAGCAAAGACTATTGAGGATGATAATCCCAAGATACTGACTTATGACTACACTTCCAATAAGGACTTGAAAAAGTTCTTGAATGTTTTGAAGCACATCAAGGAAGCAAAAGCAAAAGTTGTATTCCAGAATGGCAAATTTGATACTTTGTTTCTTGAGCATCATCTTGGGGTGAAGATACCCATCTCAGAGGATGTTATGCTGATGGGTACGGCGTTTGATTTGGTTGCAGAGCATGGTCTGAAGAAGATGGCTCAAACTTATTTGGGTGTTCCTGACTGGGATATAAAAAAGAAAGAGAAGCTGAGTGGCGATAAGGATACCATTGTTCCCTATCTCAGATGTGACGTGAAGTATACATGGCAGCTGTTTCAGTACTTCTCAGATCAAATGACAAATAAGCAGCTGAAGATCTATCAAGACCTTCTTCGTCCTGCATACAGAGCTTACAGAGATATTGAAAGGAATGGACTGTACCTTGATCTTGATGCTCTTGAAGGAGTCAAAAAACGGTACAACACCGAAGAGAAGCAGCTCCTCAAACAACTTAAAGCACATCATGATATCAACTGGAATAGCTCAACGCAAGTGGCACATGTATTCTTTGATATTGAACATTTCCCGGTTTTGAAAAAGACTCCCAAGGGTGTTCCTTCTACTTCTGCGGATGTACTGAAAAAGCTTGCTATGCAGGGATATGAACTTCCCAAATTGCTTATGCAGTACAAGGATGTTGCCACTCGAAACAAGATGTTCTTGAACCGATGGAAGGACGATTGTTATGAAAGTAGAATCCATCCTAGTTTTAATCTGACCAATGTTGTTTCAGGACGTACAAGCTGCAATAATCCGAATCTTCAGCAAGTTCCAAGAACTAAAGACATAAGAGGATTGTTCTCTGGTGCTCCTGGTATGATCCTATTTGAAGCAGACTATTCACAGCTCGAGTTGCGAATAGCAGCTCATTATGCTCAGGATAAAACTATGCTGCGAATCTACCGAGAGGGAGGAGATATCCATACCGAAACAGCAAAGCTGTTTACTGGTGGACGTGAACCCACAAAAGAGGAGCGTGGCAAAGCAAAGGCTGTTAATTTCGGTTTTCTATATGGGATGCAAGCTAAAAAGTTTGTTGAATACGCTATGAACAGTTATGGCCAAACATTTACACCTACAGAAGCAGAACACGTCAGAAATCTGTTCTTCGCCAAGTATAATCGTCTTCTTCCTTGGCATACAGAGCAAGAACTTCTTTGCGAGATGCAGGGTGGAGTATCCAATATGTTTGGCAGATTTAGGAAACTTCCTCTGATCTATTCGGATAATAAGTGGGAAAGAGCAAGTGCTGCTCGCAGAGCCATCAATACTCCGGTTCAAGGCTCAGGCTCTGATCTGCTTATTTCAGCTGTAACTCAAATCAACAAAGAACTCAAAGGAATTGCTTGGATTGGAGCTACTGTTCATGACTCTATCATTGGGGAATGCCATATAGAGGATAAGGATTATGTTGATGAAACTATACGTAGAATAATGCTTCATCCGAAAGTTCTTGATGATTTTGGTGTAGAACTCAGAGTCCCTCTTGATGTAGATATCGGTTGGGGACCTTGGGGTACGCATTAAAAATTAAGTAAATTTGAGATATTCAAAGCTAGATTGTATTCTGCAAAGCTTATCAACGAATTCACATAGATTTTCCAGGAAAATGGAACTTTACTTTCTCAAAAGTATATAGTAGAATTGCAACTGTAAAGAGGAGATTCCTCACAATAAATTAAAGGAGAAAACACATATGATCGAAGCAAAAAAGGGTGACAAGGTTATTGTCAAGGGTTTCACTGGTATCAAGCTTGGTGTATTTGAGGTCATCAGTACGACCAAGAAGACTATCACTGTTCTGAAGAGAAATGGTGATGAGATGATCTTTGATATCAAGACCGGCAAGCAGATGAACGTAGAGGAAGGCAAGGAAAAGTATGCCAACTCTGCTATGGATGATGACGGCAGTTTTGTCGCTCCTTCCACTGCTGGTTCAAAGAAGAAGACCAAAAAGGCATCTGCAAAGAAGTCTGCGCCTGTCGAGGAGCCGGAAGACGATGACGGTGAAGATGAGGCTGACGATGATGAGGAAGAGGAAAAGCCTGTAAAGCCGGCAAAGAAGGCAAAGAAGACCAAGAAGGCAAAGAAGGTTGTCGAAGACGAAGATGACGAAGATGATTTCGAGGAAGTCGACGATTAACCTTTGAGGGGGATGTTCCCCCTTTAATGCAGCTCAAGACTGGTGGGAAAGTCCTTCGCTGATGAGTAACTCGGTGCATAGAACTACAAAACTATGCCTTGCTTGAACAGTGACAAGCCTGTGTAAATGCAGAGTCAAAGGGTACAGTGACATATTGGAAAGACAACATAAATTCTGGATGGAGTTAGGTAGTGACCTCCTCCAGTAAAATTACCAGGTCTGTACTCATCAGGAAACTACGGCTGGCAGCAGTTTCCTGATTTTATATTGGGATGTAGTGTAACGGTAACACACCGGACTTTGACTCCGATATAGTGGGTTCGAATCCCGCCATCCCAGCCAAAGGAAAGAAATATCTGCCTTGCTTGGACAGCGAAAGAAGACGTTGATTGTGAACGAAAAACATTCCGTGGTTTATAGGGGAGCGACGTTATAGGTAAACCCGAGCTTTGAGTTGAGCTGTCCAAAGTTATGTAGCCTAGTCCAGCAACAGCTTTTATTTTTGACTTTATGAAAAACCTGTCAAAGCGCCCAAAGAACATGGTGTAGTGGTAAAGTCATGTATCAGGGTGGTAAAATTATTTCTCGTTAGACCTTAAAGACTTTGTAAACCGTGGGACTGGACTCAGAAACGAAGGGATTGGGGTGTCCCGGAAATGACTTCCGCCACAAATGTCAATCAGTTTGAGGTCTGATTGAAGCGAGCCTTGATGAACATCAAATCCAGTGTTGGGCTCAAAAGTCTGGTTGTTCATACCTCAAATAACTAGAGAGGGTCGCTGGAGCCTACAGAATGAATAGGAAGGGGGTGAAATGGATGCACATCAGCTATTCAAGGCAGAGTTGTTATTTGCATTGTCCCTATCAGCATTGGCTATCCTATGTAAGAAGGCTTGAGAAAAAGAAGCCTGAACGACCCTTGTACTTTGGTACAGATTTTCATAAGCTTCTTGAGCTGAGGAATGATCCAGTTGCTCTTAAAGAAGCAAAAGCTGATATCAAAGATACATTCTATTCTATGCCTGCTTCTTGGCAAGGAGATCTTGGAGAGAACTATGTTGAAGACTTGTTCTCAATCTTCAAAGATTATCGGTATTTGTACAAAGATGTGAGACAGCCTCAAAAGACCGAAGAAGAATTTGAGCTTGAGGTTGGTTCTTATCGAGGAGAGCCTATTATCTTTGTAGGCAAGATTGATGAACTCTATCTTTTGAAACACCAAGGTGTAAAGAGCATAATAATTGGAGAGCATAAAACCTTCAATATAAAACCAAATATGGATATTCTTGTTATGAACACCCAAAAGTGCTTATATGCTAAGGCTGTTCAATTTCTTCGGGGCATTTTACCTGATCGGGTAAAATGGGATTATATCAAATCTACACCAGCTTCAGAGCCTATTTGGCTTGAAAAGTCTGGTAGATTCAGTGAAGCAGCTTCTACACAGATTACACCCATGAGCTGGAAAAGAGCTTGTAAATCCCATAAAATTCTTGATCCTGAAGTGCTTGCTCGTGGAGAACGCTATAAGGGCAATATCCCAAATTTCTTCTTTCAAGTTGAGCTCGATATTGATCCAGCGATGGTTGAGACTATTTGGGAAGGATTCTTGTATACAAGCAAGCAGATGATCCGGTTTGGAGAAACCAACAAAGTGCATAATGTGACAAGGGATTGCTCCTGGTGTCAGTTCCACGATATCTGCCATGCAGAAATGACTGGTGGCGATGTTGAATACATTATCGCAAGAGATTTCAAAGAAAAAGGAGTAACAGAATGGCTCAGCAAATGGTAAATGGATCCAGGCATGATGGAGATGTTACCTACACTAATCGTATGTCTTCAGAATATGCGGTAGTGAATCCTCCCTTTGAGGGGAAACATAAAAAGCCTCAAGATCCTATGTCTCTTCAAAAGAGAAAAGTACACTTCATGATGAAGCATAACAGCAAGGAAAGGAGCTCAAGATGAGTCTCTTGGATTCAGTTGTTGACATTAAGGATTTGGGACAACGGAATCTTTGGGTTCTTTATGGGAAATCCAACAGCGGCAAGACTTATGTAGCATCAACTTTCCCCAAACCGATGTTGTATATACAAATCGGAGACGATGGATCTAACACAATAGCTCATGTAGAAGGTATTTCAGCTATTTCAGTTGAAACTGTTGAAGATTTCAAGGCTTTGGCAAAGGAGCTTTTGAAAGACAAGAAGTATAAGACAATTGTAGCTGACACGTTCTCTATGGTGGTTAATGAATGGACTCAACAGAATGTGACTACCAAAGGAAAGAAGATGACCCAACAGCTCTGGGGCGATCTTAAGACCGAGCAAGAGGGAATCATCAAGGATATGTATAAGCTTGCGAAAAAACACATAGTTGTCTTGACTTGTCATGAGAGTACAGATACAATCGAGGGTATGGAAGATGAGATATCTCCTGATGTTCGTCCTTCAGTT